CCCACCTGTAACATCCCGAATGATGTCATTAAAACTTCGGGACGGCCCATTGACTGATATTTTATTGCTGAAGAACTTCATATTTGCTCCTTTGTTGTTCTTTTCTCTTAAACCCTAATCACACCTCGTCAGGGAGTGATGCTTTGGTAATTTCCCACGCCTCATCTCTCAAGCAAGAAGCTGCCACACGCAGCCTGCCTGCTGTCGAAGGATCTTTCGATTGTATGGAAGAGGCAACTTTTCCCATTTCGTTTGAACATCGAACCAGTCTGTCCGGAATGGCTATTGCGTGCTCTGCAACTGCCTCTGGAATGGCAATCCTCTCTGGAGTTCCAGAAGCCATCTTTGCTTCAATTATGGTCTGAAGATTGAAATCCCCACCCATTGGTTCTTTTTCCCATGAACCATCAGAAGATGCGTACTTGTTCCAGGTCTTCACGTCGCCAGAAATTGCAGATACATATTCACTGTGACACTCGCTCCACGCCTCCTGTGGACGCATGCCCTGTGCACGCTTGTGTCTAAAACATCCCTGCCAGCACCTGCTGTTGCGCACAGCCACCCCTTGTATGCCCATGTACTGAGCGGTTTTGACCATAGAGAGGTCAGACGCAATATCGTCAAGTCTAACCGCCTGTGGATGATTACCATTAGCGTCAAGTCCGTTGGCAATGAGAACAATGTCCTTGATGATATTTGATAGTTCCATGACTTCAAGTAACTACGAATTTACGCGTAAATGTCCTGCTCGGGAAAGAAAATCTGACTATTCTGGTCAATAAATAATTTCTAGGCGCTCCAACCGTTGTGTCCCATGAAACAACCACCTGTCTGCGGCTGGCTTCAGAAAAATGCATATCGTGAGGTTCAATCTCCCTTGAAATAATTTTGCCGCCCTCTGTCAAATATTCTATAAGCATAGACTGCCTGTTTGCCACAGACCACCTGACTGCATCACCAACTCCTGAAAAATTTGGGACTGCAACAGATATAGAAACCTGAGAATCTGCTGCAGACCTGGCTGGATCCGTGACTATTTGGGCTCTATCTGCGGGAACCTCATCTGCCTGAGGAGGCGGGGTCGAAGCAACATCCTCCCCTTCTGACGATTGTCTGATCTCTGCAAAATCAACACGATCTGGGTCCAAGGACGTCAGTGGCATCTTTTGGGCGAGTTTATAGCTTCTGTTAAATATGCAGCAGGGTTGGACGCCATCTGTATTGAGATGACACTCATCGCCAACCCTGAATCCATTCTTGGAAAGCCAGCCATCGGGCAACTCAACGACCAAACTACACGGCTCAGAAGACGAAACCGATGTCAAATCATGAGGTCTTATCCTGCCAACTGTGACAATTTTACCAAATGGATTTACAAAAGCTATGTCCAATGGCAGAAATGTGTTCATACCCCAAAAACTATGTCGCTCTGGCCTGTCAAATACAAAAGCCATGCCATGCCCGTCTTCTAGCTCATGCCTGAACATCAAACCTCTTTCTCTGAGATGTGGCTTATCTGCCAATTCAACCACAACTCGAGAAAATTGGTTATTCATACTCGGAGACACGAAAGCCCCCACGGACAAGACGATCTGCGAAGTCCTCGCACTCATTCTCGTCATCAAATTCTAGGCGATATCCAGATCCGTGACGAAAAACATCGGCCCCAACGCCGCGAGCCCGCCTAAGCGCCTCATCTAGACTCCAGGAGCGCTCAAAAGAACCTGAAGGTCTTGTGGGTCTGTCTTTCAGTATGCAAACTCTCATCGGCGTGCAATCCCAGTTTTGACTGTGTTCTTGATAGCAAAAACACAGTCGTCGTCATTCAGAATGACCGCTTCTAGAAGCCGCTTACCGTTTGCGGTAATCTTTATTGTTTCCCCATGCCATTCTGCAAATCCCAAACTCTCGAGATTGATGAGTTCATCAGTTCTCAAACCAAACGGCCTTTTAAACGTAAGGGGCTCTATCCCAGCTTCTCCAGACTTGAAAAGTGAATACAAAACCTTTGCCGCCTTGCCCTTAGGGTCGCCAAGTCCAGATATTGCAGACCCCGACCTCTCGCGCATGATGAAATCAAGTATAGAACTGTTTGCGGTTTTTAGATTCATCCCAAGTGTTTCCAAAGGTATTCCCTGTACTTGTACGGACTTTCATTCTTCGCATTATCTATAAGATATGGCTCTGTTGCCAACTCTCTCCAGTAGAATCCGGGTCTGAAACGAGGCTCATTATATGCCTCAGTCCAAGAGCGATATCTGTGTTGGCTCTTGCGAGCGATCGAATCACCCTCAATGCTCTCCTCTATGTCCCTCCAGGGGATCACACGATCACCCATTGGAAGATCTAGGCGACCCCACGGGCCATCCATCACGGAAGCAATCTTTTTAGATAACGAAGCAGTGAACAACCTGTGCTTATACGAAAGGCGCGCAATCATGTACTCATGAAGAGATATTTTGGAAAGCAGCGCAGATATTTCCGAACAAGCAGGAGTGGGAAGTTTTGCCACATCGAATGAAGCCATGAAGTTTCTTATGATTTCATGCTTCACCTGATCATTCAACCGATCCTTGGCTGACATGGTGCACAATCCTTCAAGAGCACATACCGCCATCCTTGAGCCGACTACAGAACACGAACCGGCAGAAGGAATAGATTCAAGCACGTTACAAAGTGCTGTCCAAAGATCTTCAAGCACAATGGCCAATTCATCAGCCCTCTTGGAAAGAGCTGGTTGATAATCTGAGGCAAGAACCTGCATCTGAATCTGTGGATCAAAAACAACATCGACGCCAACCTTAACGCCGAGTCGTGCGAGTTCTATCTTTGCATGATCAGGACTTATTGTTGGAGTTGCCATCGCATTTTGCTCCCACCAGCGAACTGGCATAGCCACTGTCATAGAGCAGAGTAAAATAACGGCACAATTTCTTGCGGTTTTTCGTCCTAAGATTCTTAAGTACACGCGTGAATTTGTCCGTTGCAATTCTAACCATTCAGCCTATCTCCGTGTTCATAATCCCAAATATGGAATCATCAACAACTGCTTCCTTGGATTTCTTAGTTCTAGACACTTTGCGCGTGACCTTCTTTTCTGACCGTGATGGCTTGTCTTTCTTTGCGATTTTCTGGTCACTGGCCGCATCGGAAGAAACTGAAGCCACCAAAGAAGAGCATGACAAATGTCCAGCACTCACAAGTTTCATGGCAGTCTCTATGTTAGGATCAGACTTCTTCAAAATGAAACACTGCTTGGGAGCTAGTGTTCTCTTCAAAAAAGAGATCGTTAGGCCGCCACTCTTGGCATTCGAGAACTCTACTTCGTCCTCGGATGTCTTACTAGATATATCTTCATTCGCAGAATCGAATGATATGTAGCCCTTCTTCTTCGCCCACAGTACACTTGGATGAAATGCAAATTCGTCTGGCAAATCAACAACAGTACCAGGCTTGAACTTATTCTTGATCGAAGACAAAACCAATTCACCTTTTAGTGTTTCAGAAACTATTACTTTCATATCTTTCTTCTCCTGTGTAACATTTTTTCCATGCTGCCCGAATTGGGAGCACCCTCAAATATGGTTCTTCCACGAGAAACTGGAGACGATGGGTCTGCCCATGTTCCGTCATTAGTTCCCTCTTGATATTCAGTCTCGCCTTCAAGTCTTTCTCGACCAGAGAACGGATCCTCTGGGTCACCATAGTCAAAATCATGATTATATCTGTACTCATGATCGCCAATGCCCTGCTCCCAAAGCAAAAAGTCAGAGGCCATGTCAGGAGGTTCTCCGGCAACACCCTGAGACATAGGCGTTGTAAATTTATAACCCTCTCCGCTATTGGGGCCCCGATGCAATTTATATGGATCAACCCTATCAAAAGGGCGAAGAAGCGTGTTCGGCACAGTTGTGCCGAGGTTGGCAACCTTGACCAGCCAACTGTGGCTCTCAAGGCGGAGCATCAGTTACCCAATAACCATATAGGAAGACAATATGGTTTTCTTGCGACTGTTAAGCTCTGATATTTCAGACACTTCGTCTCTATGCAACTGTCTTTCCTCTGAAGCAGCAGCTAGCCTGATTTCAAAAAGCCTTCTGTCGATCGCAAACAGATTGGACTGAGCTTCTTTGATGACAACATCTTTGTTTATGTTCTTTAGGTTGGATGGCGCATCTTCAACTGGGAGATGGCCAGTGTTCTCGATGCGCCCTGCCCTGTTGACAACAAGAGAATCGTCTGCATCCACAGGATCAACATTAGGTTTACCTGTGTTGAAGTGTAGGGAAAACAGGTCTCTCTCACCCTTCTCTGCCTCTGCGTATGCCTTCCTGAATTTTTGGTCAAAGGCCTCACTTGCCATGTTTATGTCAGAAACAGGAGAGGACTCGCGAGATTTTCGATAAACAAGATTACTGTCATATCCTGAATCAGCCTCATCAAGGCGTGCTTCAACAACTCTTGTGGCATATGTCTCATCCCGCTCTGCCAGCCTCTGAGCAACAGACTTGTCAGCTTCGTCGCCATGAGACTCATCTATTGCCCGAGGAAGACTCATGTCGTCCATGGACGATGTCTTGTTGTCTTCCCTGTTCTGCTCCAAAAATTGTTCTCTTGATGCAGATTTAATCAAACCCATACGTCTCAAAAAGTTGAACATTTTCAGCTCCTCATATCCTTTGCTACCCTTTGACCTGAGCCAACACCATACGGAATACCCTGCATGGACCTCCACATAGTCTGATCCTCACCCATAGTTACTGACAATCTAGCCAGTCTACCTTGCGGCAACCTAGATTCATCTTGCTTAAATGTAGAAAAACAGGCCCCGGCAAGGGCATCGACAAGATCGTCTGTCCTGACTGTACCGTCCCTCTTGGCAAAAACACGATAGCCTGTGGGCATGTATTTACGCTGTAAATATAGCATTTCATTCTTCATCGGTTCGTGATAAGGAATATATAATTTCCCACTAGAAGCCAAGTCATAAAGATAGTCGTAAATGATAATCTTGTAGCGTTTGGTGAAGCGCGTCAATTTTGCTGGTATCCCCTTCGCCTGCAGCCCTTTTATGCTTGCTGCCGAGTTCCACTGGTCGAATGACACCTGAGACAAATAGAATCTTCTGCTCAGTTTTGCTATATATGACTCTATCTCCTCATTGACTATGGGCTTGTCCTTACTGGGTTGCCAAAACTTTATGTGGTCAACCACTACCCTGAAATCCATCTTGCCAGTGTCCTTTTTTATAAATTGTTCTCTATGGCAGACCACGAGGGCATAATTATGGCTTGAAGTAGCTGGGTCAAGATGACAGAAATAAAACTGGCCAGGCTCACCATATTCTTTCAACTGTAAGGATGGCTTGAAACAAGCCTCGACTATGTCCCTTGGAAAGAACGAATATCCAGCCGTTCCTGTGAATTCGGCACCAAACTCCATCTCAAACTCTTCATCCTGCATTTGGGAAAACATTTGGCGAAGGCCATCTCGATTCTGCCTGGTGTTGACCACCCACGTCGGCAGCCGCATAGACAACCTTTGTGGAACTGTTGGAGAAGTTCTGAACAGGTCGTAGAACACACCTTCTTTACCACGCGGACTTGAGATACATATGATCTTGCCATCGTAAATAAACCTTTCCCGCTCCACCCCTTCTTCGTCGATGTATTTCTCTTGGCGAACGTATGTGGATGTCGCGGGCGCTAGAGTTCTATATATTGCCTCTCCACCGCTAGACCCGGGGGTCTGCCTGTAGAGACCAACCTCGTCAAGCATGAGACAATAACAACCTATACCTGCAAGAGAGTCAGAGTTTGAGTGACCTGATCGGATGACCACAGAGCCAGGAGAAATAGGCAGACCTCTTGCCGTCATCTCTTCGTTTCTCTTCCTGTCTGCAGGAGTCATGATGTACATCGTATCCTGAAGCATTCCTTCTGGGCTGATTTTGTCAGAGAAATAAATACTCTTCACAACTTTATCCCTGATCTCTTGAAACAAGATTTCTGCCTGCTTAGAAGAGTTTGCAATGGTGAGAATGGTAAATGGAGCACCTGTACTCAGACCATACATGGCATGCGGATCTCCACCCGGGGACTCAATCAACTTTAGAGCCTCATAAAGTGCCAAAATGGATATAACAAAATCCTTGCCAGAACGACGCCCCCACACTAGCACTAACTCCTGAAACAGATTTCCGCTTTCGTATTTCTTTAGAAGGTCACCATTTTCGAAGTCGGGGTCGTCAAGATCATATTTCTTACACAACTCAATCTCTTCATCAGTCAACTTCAGATCTTCATTCCCCTTAGTGCCCCTATAGAAGGCTTTGAGTGCAATCCTCTGGAATGGGAACAACTCAATCGGGGTTGGTTCGTAATAACCCATCCCCAAGTATTCACGACTCTCAATAAATTCGACTATTGAGGGTATCTTACCAGACGAAGCAACTTGACCGCCTGCCTCGTTTTCGAGTGACTCCCTGAAAGCTGTCAACTTGGCGAGGAGTGGATTGGTCTTGCGAGGGCGACCGCGCTTAGCCATCAAATCTCCTCACTCTATACCCAACAGATGCTATACACAACTTGAAGTCGACCTCTTGTCCTACATGTTTCATCGATGTTGCTGCATTTGTCTCCAAAAGAACTCCTGTTTCTCCATCAATACGCCAGAAAAAGAACCTACTCAAGCGCTCAGGATCCACCATATAAACATATTTCATCAAATATTCTGGTATGCCTTCGCAGGCAGCGCATATGGGTTCTACATTTGACTCTGGGACACAAGACCAAGCAAATATGTCGTCTCTATCAGCCATTTTGGTGGAGATGGCAGACTTCACAATTTCTGCCTGCTTCAGAGGAATCACCACATGGAAAATATCCATGAGACACCTCCTATCCACAAAGATATTTACCAACAAACGACAATAATACCTTCACAAAAACAAAACGTCAATCATACTAACTCTTCTACAGACTAGAAAACTCTTAGTGTCACATCTGTGTCACACATACACCATAGCGCACACTATTCACATCAGATAATTGAATGGCTTATAGACCGCAAAATAAGAGAACTTGACATAAACATACTCTCGCCGACCCACAAAAAGAAGGAATTGTACTTAATCATGTACCATAGATACTGCTAGCAGCAATATGCATAGTGTGAGATGCTGCGCTTCTAAATTACTTCCGTATACAATACTAGATAATACCATAGATGACTAACCTATAATGTATATTAGTACCAAACATAGGCATCTGACTTCAAAGTTTTAGGTCTATCTATATCGATTGCGTTGACTTCAAAAATCATGGTAATGATAGTACAAATCTAAAAATGGTGTAATCTACATATGGCAGATTACAAAGTACTCGTTTTTATCTATCTTGTTGTTCTTATCAATAGTAAAATTACTAACCCCTAGACCCAATAAAAGGTTACGGAGTTCTATTTCACTAAAGTATACAAATCGATCTTGCTGAAAAACTTTTAGTTCTTTTTTTACGCTTTCCTTAAATACTGTAAAGACGAGTAGGGATCTACAAACCTTTAAAGACTGTTCTAACAGCTTCTTTAAAAGAAGCTTATTCTTGAGCTCGTCACCATCAATGTTGTAGGTAACCGTACCGAACAGACACACTAGATCATAACTGCCTGTGGTAGGGATTGTTATATATACCGAACAACTGCACAACTTTAGCGTCTCCGGGCGTATGTCTACCGCCTCATAGGTGGAGTCTAAGTTGTTCTCCTCTAACCACTCGTGTAAGTAGCATGGTCCAGATCCAACATCCAGTACAGACTTAAACTTGTGCCCTTTAAGTATCTCGAATCTCTTTTTGGCTAAATCTTTACCATAGCCATTACTAATAGGCTCTGGATAGATATCGTACAGACCTTTGATATTATGCTTATTCAAGATTCTCCTACTTTTCGGTGGATTACAACAAAATACTCCTCTCTATCGTAGTTGTCGTTTTCTATGATTTCATATTTTGTTACTTTCAAATCTGTCAATAGGTTCACCACATCTTGCTTGGTGTAGTATAGAAAACGATTTGCCTCAATCACCACGGGATGATTTATCTCATTTTTCATAACTGTAAATAACAAATACTTTTTGCTTGCTTGTATAGACTCCTGTAAAAGCGAGACAAGAGTTTGTTTGTTCTTTTCGTTGTCGTAATCTAAATTGTAAGTTACGGTTCCGAATAAACACACCAAATCGTATACTTTGTTTTTTGGTATTTGTGTGTATGTTTGGCAGTCACACAGCGCAAGTGCTTGAGGTCTTATATCCACGGCTTCATAATCGGTTTTAATATTATTCTCCTTTAACCAGTCAAGAAGAAAACAAGCACCGCTGCCAACATCCAAGACCGAATTAAAATCAAACAGTTTCAGAATTTCAAATCGTTGATATGCAAAAGGCTTGCCATAACCATTTTCGGCTGGCTTTGTGTAAACTGTTTCAAGAGTATGGGGATCACGCTGACTTGGTAACATGGTAAGAACTAGACCCAGTGCAGTATACGGTTACACTGGTCGTAGAGGTAGAGCCGAAATTTTCGTTTGTTAGGGTTCCTGATGACGAGAAAGCAAGAGTACCGCTCTTTACCAGTATTTTGAAATGAACCCCAGTGCTTAATCCGTTTATAGTACAAGTTAGAGTTGCTTTTCCACTGGCAGGATTAGATATGAAAATCTTTCCGTCATCAGAATCTGTTACTGACCAAGATGCTGTCTTTGTTTCAAATGCAGCAGATGTAAAACGAGCAAGACGAGTTGACTGAATGGGTCCGCTGAATGTACTGCCCCCAGGTGCACCGAAGTTTATTGAAAGTGCAGAAAAAGTGATTCCACTTGCGCTGTCGTCTACTGTAATGGTAGTACCGTTGGCGCCGCCGTCCCAGTCTCCAATGACAGTAGTCCCCATACAGCCATAGCCCATAAAATCAGTTGCGCCGAATAAGCCAAAGAAATGCACGTCAGTAGAAAAATACAAACTATGGTAGCTCTTCACAGCACTGTAAGTTCCGGAAAACTTATTTCCAGAACCAAACAATTTAAATGTACTACCGCTGACTTCAGAACCCATCGTAAGGCTTTGGGCGGTTCCAGATCCTGTGGCTATATTTACGGTTGTGGTGCCTGCTGCAATATTGAGGGTTGACGATGAAGTAGTTATATCCCCGCCATTTACAGCAAGGTCCCCAGAAATGGTTAATGAGTCAGTGGTTTTGTTGTAGGTAAGTCCTGCATCTCCGCCAAGAGCAGAACCACCATCGTTAAACATTATTTGTGTATCAGAACCAGAAATAATCGCAACCGTACCAGAGGCGTCAGGAAGTGTTATAGTCCTGTTGGAGGTGGGATCCTGAACGGTCAGAGTGGTGTCTTTGTTATCTACTGTTGCCCCCTCAAAAACAATGCCGTTGTTGAAGGTGATATTCCCTGAAAATATCTTGTCGCCCGTAACGGTCTGTGTGGTGGATAGGGTGACAAGATTTGTTGCCAAATCGGTCGTTGCCGATAACTTCTTCACAGTGCCACTGGTGTTCTTGATGAAGAGTGCCTCGTCAGCGGCATTTATTGCAATTTCACCAAGTTCTAGAGAAGTATCCGGCTGCGCAGAAGCAGATGTCGAGTACAAATGCTGAATGATACTCTCTCTAGTCACTGGCACGACATAGCCATCACTTTCTACATAACATTATACGATCAGATCAGGTGAAGGTTCCACCCCTGATGTTGGCAACAAGTGTTCCAACCGAGTATCCTGTTGCACCAGTGTTGACGGTGGTGGTGGGTTCCGATTGTGAATCCACAAAAAGTCTAAACTTTCCGTCCGAAGCATCGCGGATAAGACCGCAATACAGGTCCTGCGATCCACTTGTGTCATAGAGGCCGTAGAAACCGATGTCAACACTGTCAGCGGTGCTGTTGCCATTGGCGAGTTTTATGAGCGGGTCCTCAACCGATAGGGTCGAGGTGTTAACTGTGACGGTTGTTCCGTTGACAGTCAGATCACCAGTCACGGTCAAGTTGTTGCCAACCGTGGCGTTGTAGCCAAGCGCAACGGTGCCGCCTGCAGAAGATCCTATGTTGACATTTGTGGTTGACCCAGATTCTCCAATTGCACCTATATTTATGGTGTTGGTGGATCCACTTCCCGTCGCGCCATTGGCAATTCCAGTGGTTGCACCAGATGCCCCATCGTACCCGAAGCTTGCTGTGGTGGCTGCGCCAAACGCGTTGACGGTTGTTGCGGTGCTGTCAAACACATTCTGTGTCGTCGTGTTTCCGACAAGTGTGCCGCCACGGATAGTGGTGGTGGCTGTTGTCGAATCACCCATGGTGATGGCGGTGGCTGCACCGCCAAGATTCAGGGTCGTTGCCGTGGTGTTGAAAAGGTTCTGTGTCGTCGTGTTCCCGACAAGGGTGCCACCACGAATTGTGGTTGTAGTGCCACTTGTCGCACCCATGGTGATGGCGGTTGCTGCACCAAAAGCATTCACGGTTGTTGCGGTAGTGTTGAATACAGCTTGTATTGGACAAGCACCCACCAGAAAAGGGCTGTTTACCGTAGTCGTGCCGCCTTCAACAGAACCAATGTTTACATTAGTGGTAGAGAACTCCGCACCACCAGTGCCCAAGTTTAGAGTTTTGGTGGTTAAACTAGCAGCAGCACCAGTCGAAATGTTGGTGGTTGAAGCAGCAGTGCCATTGTAACCGATGTTCGCCGTGGCGGCTGCACCAAAAGCATTCACAGTTGATGCAAGGGTATTAAAGACATTCTGTGTCTGCGTGCCCCCGACAAGTGTACCACCCCTAATTGTGGTTGTTGTACCAGCTCCAGCACCAATTGTGACTGTAGTTGCCGCTCCACCTACGTTTAGAGTTGTAGCATTTGTATTGAATACTGTTGCTGTACCAGCAGCTGTAGTTGTAATGTCTCCGCCGTTGACAGCAAGGTCGCCTGTTACCACTGTATCTGCATTATTGATTGTTGTTGTACCAGTTGCAGCACCAATTGAAACGGCTGTTGCGACAAGGCCAATATTGAGTGTTGTGGCTGTAGCCGTCACAAAATTAAATGACGCGGCACTAGTTCTGATTACCCCTCCGACAGAAATGTCGCCTCCAACGCTGAGGGAGTCCGACGCCGCATTGTAGGTCAGACCATCACTGTCCACCCTCAATGCGGTGGCGCCAGAGGTGGCATTTGTGAATGCGATGTATGCGGTTGTGGTGGCATCGTCATTTGTGACGCTCACATTCGTGGCGGTGTCCACTCCTCCCCAACTGAGAACACCGCTGCCATCCGTGGTCAGAACTTCGGACGCATTGCCGTCATTCGCCGGCAGGGTGAATGTATATGCTGCATTCGAAGTGGTGGCAGTGGGCGCCTGAAGGGTCAACGTTCCACCACCACCGCCACGGGCTGTGAATACTATTTCACTTGTTGTCCCGAGACTCAAGTCCCCGGTAAGCGATCCGCCGGAAAGCGGCAGATAATTTCCAGCTAGGCTTTTTACGGCATACTGGGTTGCCAACTTATTGTTTTCACTGCTGACGCTAGACCAATCGATGGTTGCTTGATCTTCAATGATCGCACCCACCCAGTTCGCCGTATTATTACTGTTAGAGCCTACAAAGAGTTTCTTGTTACTGCCTGACCCATTGGCAAAAGCTAACTCGCCATCATACAGATCAGAAGGGGCTGTCGTTGCAGAAGAACCATACAGGACGGTTATAAGTGATTCTCTCGATGTTGGCACGGTTTTTATCCTTTAATTTTGCGCTTCTGATTCATTCTATATGTTTTTCGGTAAAAGTTACCTCTACACCTGTGTATACAACATACACAACTATATCATAGAATTTATTAATTATTTTCTCTTTGGAGGTCGCACAAACGGAAAGAAACCGCAGAAATTGCTATGCTGATAATTACTAGAACAAGTATCGTAGCATGGCCTTCTATAGACCAAGATTAGTTACTGAATAAACCCGCCCTGGTGATCTGTTGTCTTGTGTATCCCTCGAGATAATCAGCATCAACTCCATATATCAGTGACCCATCTCCAGATGGGTACCTGAGAAGACTATCGAAGACAGGAACATTTCCTTCTCCGTTGCCAACATCTCTAGTTACAACAGTCCCTAGCCCTAGCGTTGCTCGTTGCGTGTTGGCATCGGGGTCATCAAGCAGGGCTTTGCCTGCCGCCGTAATATCTCCACCGAGCTTAGATGTTGAAACCACTTCGGAATCAATCGTCCATGTGGAGCCAGAACCACTGACGGTGATGTCGCCCTTGTCTCCGTCTGTGATGCCTGCACCGCCAGCTGGAGAAGATGCAACCCATGCAGACCCAGTCCATGTGGGAACCTGTCCAGATGCTGCACCGCTCTGTGCTATTTTTGACAATGGCACGGAAGATACGGAAACTGTTGCTGTTCCACCATTGGACAGTGACACGGATATGGTGCCGTCCTGATTTGACAGGCCCTCAAGCTTTGGTGGCGACAACAGGCGCCACGCTGTGCCGTCCCACTGCCACTTGCGTCGGCCGTGGATGATGATCTGACTGACGGTTGGGGACTGGATCAAGACCATGGCTGTGGTGGCTGCAGAAAGTTGTAAAAAGTCTCCCTCAGAACCAAACTCAACCCATGCAGACCTTCCCTGCGGATCTGTGTACCATACCGCCTCCCTACCAGTTATAGGATTTATCCAACGCCCACCTAAAGATGGCGACGGGGGCTGTGTTGGGGATATTTCAGTCTTCTGTCTAACAATAGTGGCTGGTACCCATTTGCCCTGGGACTGATTCCAAACCAGCGTATTGCCGTCCTGTGGCTGATGTCTTGCGACATCAGCAAGATCTTTCAGTCTGGAAATCGGAACATTTGGAGACATAGCCACAAAAGATGTTTCACAAAAACTGGTTCTTTCCCCCCATCTGAAAAAATTCTTCGTGCAGATAAGTTGACAATTTTCAGTATTTTTTGTTTTCCGACCACCCGTAGGACGAATAATTAGATAGGTCTCTCGCCTGTATCGGAGACCAAAATCTTGGTGTGGCGCTTCTGGGGGCGCCTGATGGGTTTTGAGCAATCGCCCCCGACGGACGTAAGTCTGGTCCAACAGCTCAAGTATGCTCAGGAGTCGGGAGCTATTAGGCATCATGCATCCACAAGGCGCATGTGTGTCACCGATGGGGTTTCTACAGTCTACAGGAAGTCTGCCCGTGCACCGTCCCAGGTGTGCTTATGAAACATATCGATCAGTCATGGTCGGATGGGATGATACACCTTGATGGAGGATGACCTCTTGCCAGTGTTTGGGTGTATCAAGATGTTCTTGGCAAGAGTGGCAAAGACAAGGGATTATTGTCTCTACATCACGGGTCGTATGTCGTTGTTGTAAATCTGTATATATATAATATACCTATACACCGTTGGGCCGAAGGTCCAACGGCTGTGGTGCACATCCGGCGGAGCCAGGATTGTGCACCACCATTCTGCCTTGATGGTCATTCCCAATTGAGTTGATACCTATTTTTAAGAGCAATGCCAAATTCTTTCCTGAACTAGGTGTTCATGAACATTTATTTATTCAGCGGATGCATCAGACCAGTCTGGATGCATACTTTGCATATCAATCAGGGATGATTCTCCCCACATTTGACGGACAGTCCTCAAGATTCCATCACTATGTGTGGTACACAGGAACTGTGTTTTTGGGAATTGAATATTCAAAGCCTTAACCAATCGTGGATGCCTACGGAAATAGACATGCATCTCAAGATTGTCAACTAAAGCCATACTCCTGTCATCAGACAACTTCATGCAAAGATGACGCAACAATGTTGCTATCTTTTTCTCTCCATCACTCATTCTCTTGTGGTGAACCCTAGTGAACCCTTTTCTGATACAGAAATCCTGATAGAAATCCACCCTTTCACCTGATTCGGCTGTTGTCACAAGCTTTCCGAGTTCACAAGGCAACCCATAAACCTCGTCAGCAAGTTTAAGAAACCTTTCTCCCAAATGAGATGGGAGTTGAAACTTGTACATATTCATGGGGTGGTCTGCATCACAGTAGGCAGCCCAACCATCTGATCCTGAAGGGGCTTCTTCAAGCCCATTTTCAACTATTTCTCCACCTATGATGGAGACATTCGATACTCCACCATCATGAAGAAATTCAGCATACATACTGCATGGCTCTGAAGATGGAATGTAGGCAGCCATAGTTGGGTCATAATCAGGATTGTATGTCAATTTTCTGAACAGCATAGAATTATCACGCCCCCTCAGCATTCTTGGGGTGGAAACAATCCTGATGGCATGCATAAGTGTTGACTTACCCGTGCCATTTGGTCCGAAAAATACGGAGAACGGTCTGTTTTCTGGATAGAAGTCAAAACTTGCGTCCTTCAACCCACAAAAATTCTTCAACTTCAAACTTTTGAGCCAATACATGCAGATGAAAACCTTTCAAGAACTTTTATCGGAAATTGAGCCACACAAGGCAGCGGTAGAAATAATTACTTCTGCATTGGATAGAGGTATACAGCCTGACAGCATTATCGCCGAATTCGATGTTAGCAACGGGATGATGAAGTCAAAGGGTAAAGCAAACACATGGATCAGATTTGACTGCAAGCCAGGTGTGATAAAAAATCTGATCCAAATCATGTCTGAAACTAGTTATGTTTGCGACGACGATGTCCAAGCCATGGACAGGTGGAGAGACGAAGTATCCAAGATTCTAGAAACCGACATGCTCCATAAAATCCGTGAAGCCATAAGGGAAAGAATATTGGGTGGAGCCACGCCAGAGGCAATACCACTCCATGACATACAAATCACGGATTTAGACATAAGTGATCTACCTGAAGACGACTGTGTCTTAGTGATCAAAAAATCAGCGCCACAGGGTGAGGAAACCCAACCTGTGTCTGAGGATATATTTGGAGAGAAGGGGCGCACTGGGGAGACCATACAGCAGGTGGTTGACCGCAGGAAGCGGGAGGGGGATCCGAGGTACAAATGGGTTGTTGACGTGGAGCAAAGAAAGCATTTTTTTGAGGTGACGGTGTCAATTTCCGCCGACTATTCATTATCTTCTTTGGAGGGGGTTTTAAAAAAACCAAGAAAGGTATAACCTGGAGGATTTTCATCTATGATGGAATTTGTTTCTGATTCTGCCGACATAAAAAAGACGGCAGCAGAGTATCAGGGCAAAGAGGTTACGCTGAGGAATATACTTCCTGGCGATGTTAAGAAATTTAAGGTCTATGTAAAAGATCCGTCCTCTGGTAATGTCAAGAAGATTAACTTCGGTCATGGCGGGTCATCTGCCAAGGCTAGAGGCGAAAAGACCATGTCAATAAAGAGAAATAATAGTGACAGGCAGAATAATTTTCTTGCACGTCACAAGTGCGACACCGCAAAAGATCCCACGACGCCAAGGTATTGGTCATGCAAGGCATGGCGTCGCGGAACAAAACTACCCTGAAAGGAAACAAAATGGCTCATATCAAAACAGCAAGTAATGGGACACAGAAGATTTCAATGTCCACCCCGGAGTGGATTGATATTGGTTTGAAGCGTGGTCTGCTCTCAATTGATCCCCGAGTTCCAAGATTCGCTGCAGAGCTTACAAAGTCTGCTGGTCTCGAACCTGGCAAGGCAAGTTATACAACGATCAAGAAAGCCATGCAGAATGAAGAGATCATGGCAAAGATCGCAGAAAACCTTGAAGGAAGTTCGCTGATCAAGACTGCTCAGCAGGTCGGTCAGGACACAGGAGGCCCAGGCTGGGGTAGTACCGCTGCCACTGCCGCTGCAGGTCTTGCTGCCGCACCCCTCCTCACCCAGGGCGGCAGGGCCATGTACACCAACCTTGCCAAAAATGTCGGTTCTGGTCTCGCGAGCGCCGGACAGAGCACCGCTGGAACCCTTGGTGGACTTGGAAGTGCCTTTGGCAGAGGATTTGGTGGAGCACCTGTTGGTGGCGCAGCAACAACGTTTGGCAATGTCGCAAAAGGCGTAGGAGGTTTCGCGGCAAGAATGGCTCTCCCAGCCCTTGCGGGCGTCGGAGGTTTCTTGGGCAGCAAGTACCTGATAGATTACTTCAAGGACAAATCCAAGGGCGATGCAGCTCCAAACCCAGAACTGATGACCGACCCGGCAAAGCAGAAGTTAATCATGAGGTCAATATATCAATTCAACCAGTTGGCTCCAACGCTGAAGGGTATGTCTAGCAGCATTGACAAGCAGCTTGACACCGTAGCGTCAGCCGTGACTGACACTATCCAGACAATGCAGCAGATGCAGAACAATAATATGACTCCAACCGTGACCACCCCTGAAGAGCAGAGGGCAAAAGAGTTGGCAGATGCCCAAGCAGCTCAGGCTGCTGCTCAGGCCGCATACGCGAAGTCTATGGCAGGTCCACAGGTTCAGGCTCCCGTTGGCCTGCCAGCCGCCCCTGTCCCAACAGGTCCACAGGTTCAGTCTCCCGTTGGTCTGCCAGTCGCCCCTGTTCCAACACGCTGATCAGAAACAGAAAGAACAAAAATGAACGACAAGAAAATGATAAAAATATCAGACCGTCAGTGGATTGAAGCAGGCATCAAGCGTGGGTATCTCGCAAAAGGCCCCGAGGGTGTCATGCTTCGTAAAGAAGCATTGGGACCACTTGCTGCCCTCGGTGTAGGTGCTGCTCTACCTGCTGTGTGGGAAGGTGGCAAATGGCTGTGGAACAAAGCCACGGACAATCGTAGTTTAGGAGAACTTTTTTCCGGGTACGGTATCAATCCACAAAAATTTCAACAGATCCAGACGAACTACAAGTTGCTCATGAGTCACCTTGACAAGTTGTCCACGATGTCCCCGCGTGTTGCTCAGGCAGTCACGGCAGCAAAAGTCGAAATGGCAGCCAAGATGAACGACATGGCACGACAGATTGGTGTTGCAGGAGGTTCTGCCTCTTTCGGCGGTCAGCAACTTGAGGAAGAAACCACCGCTGCACACAAGAAGCAGCTGGAGGACATTCAGAAGAAGACCCAGATGTATGGCGCTCTTGGCAAGGGACCTGGAGGCGAACTGCCGAAAGACTTCAACCCACAAGCCCCTGTCAAGCCTACTGGCGGAACACCAAATCAGTCTGCCACAGCAGCCGCTCCTAAGCCACCAGGAGCTCTAGCAGCCTAATTCAATTCACTATGGATAAGGTTGCTCAGTCATCTGAAGTGTCTGGAGCCCAACGTATGAGGGCTCGTGATGTTGGTCTTTCTGGCAGCGCTGCCCAGCCAGTGGCCCCATCAGCAAGGGACATGGCAGCCCGGGGTGCAGGCTCGATTCGTGCATGGGGGCCTTCTGCAACATCCAGGGACAATGTGGCCGCAGCTCCGCTTGGCAACATGGGCACAGTTCCTGATACATCTCAGTGGGGAGCTCCTAGTACATCTCAGCGGATGGTTCAGCAGTCGCAAGGACAACAGGCTGTTGCACAACCAGCGTGGCAATACAATCCAAATGCAGCACAGGTAACCACTCCGACTCAGGTCGGAGAGGATTCATATGAGGTTTGGACTGGTCCACATCAGTATTCAGGTCAGCCTGTTGACATGAAGTGGGTCATTTCGCTGCAGACAGGTGGAAAGTGGCAGCCGACACAGGAACTTAGAGCCCACCAAGGGCAGGGAACTTAACATGGATAAAATTTACACAGGCTTTGGACCACTGACCACCCTCACAGACCCAAATGAGGCAAGCATGGTTCTCGACATGTTCAGGGATATTGCACGCTCAAAGCAGGCACAATCCTTTAACCAGATGGCTGCTGATAAAGAGAATGCTGCCATAGCCGCCGAAGCCAAGAGTTGGCTTGATGGAGGCAAGGAATGGTACATCGCCATCGGTGGTCCGCACTACGAATCTCTTGACCCCGCAAGCAAGAAAAAGTTACTTGAGTATTACATCAAGAAAATGTCAGAAACTGGACTGTTTTCAAATAGGGAGTCCGCCATAGATAATGCATTCAGGCTTCAGCCGCGACTCAAACCATTAGGGGAAAATAGGGAACAGAAGGCTATCCAGATACTGAAATATGAGTTGGAAAGGATTCAGTCTGCCCTACAGCAGCCTGCTCAGCAGCCGACGCAGCCTGCTCAGCAGCCGACACATCAGCCTTCAAGACAACCTGCAGGTAAGAAGCAGCCCAAGGCCCAAGAAACCCCATCATCAGTCAACACAACTGACGCAAGCGACTCACAGCAATCCACCGCCGCTGCGAAAGACAAGGCAGGCGGCAAGGGGGCCACTACTCAGCAGGCAGATGCAGGTGGAAAGCCCAAGGCTGCGACTCCTGGTCAGCAGGGCGGTTCTGGTGTGGGGCTTCTGTCTCTCGTTGAACAAGGACTGGCAGTCGTGCTCGATGCCATCAAAAAGATGCCGTCTGCGCCCAAGGTTTCCGATCAGGTTCTCGCCCAGATGATTGTCGCAGACCAGCCGCAATATTGGTTCCCAAACAACGAGGTGTCAGAAACTGGCTTTTACGGACCGTTTGCGCGTGGACAGAACATTTTCTGGGCAGAGATTGAGTATAACGGTCAAGCTGGGCAATTCATGTACAGTGGCAGGTATGCATCTGTTCCTGCTGCGGCGTCTCAGGCAGTTCAGCAATCATCTGCTCAGGGCACCTAAGATATTATCCGTTAAAAACAAAAAGGGCTCCCTGATGGGATGCCCTTTTTGTTGTTTCTTATGATCTCGCTTATTTGCTCTGCTTCTTCACATCTTTAACGCAACGTTCGTATTTCTTTTTATCATCTCTGCCGACAGATACTGTGCAAACAGCCCAAGGATTTGGGTCATACTCCTTCTTCTTGGCCTGCTTATACCAATTGCCGTGATTCATCGTCTTCTCGCTGCTGACTGCTGGGCTTGCCTTGCAGCCCTTACTGCTGCAACATTGTCCTTTCTCTCCTTTTCTTTTTGTGCCCTATCTCTGTCGGCGCCGGCTTTGATATTGATATCGTTAATGACCATTTTTGTGTACGGTTCAACAAGATCACCCTTTGTGTTGTACCGATAGATGTACTCCCTCACCCTGTCCGAATACATTTCAATTGTTTCACCCCTCTGAATTGGTGGCACGGTTTTCAAGAAGGCACTTCTTGCAGCAATATAATCATCTGCATTCATTTGTGACAGGACGGCATCATCTCCCTCAAGTATTGCCCTGATCTGTTCCTGGATACTGGACCTGGTTCTCTCTTGTATGATTCTTGAAAAATTGCTTTGCTTTTCAAACAACTGCCGATACTGGGCCTTCAACTGTTCTATCTGTTGCTGCCTCTGCTGCTCAAGTTGCGGATTTGGATTTTTGGGCTGTTTGGACAAGTTGGCCAACTGCATCTGAATCTGTACTATTTGACGCTGTATAGCAATCATTGTGGGATCGCCCTGCTGTTGCTGTTGCGCAATTTTTGAAATGCTATATATACTCATGCAAGGTATTTTGCTAGTAATGGTCGAAAATTCCTCTAGAAGAACATGCCAAACGACATAGATGACACTTTGACAGAAATGGGCATACGGATTGCCAACGACGCCATCGTTTATATTAAATCTGGTATCGATATCTTCAATCATAACCCTCTGCCCCCTACCCCTAGAGATGATCTTGTCAATTTGAACCTGCATGGTTCGGAAGGAACAGATTACGACAGAAGTTTTCTGTCCTTCCTGATCCAAAATATCATTGAAAAAATTGAAGAATCATTGATTATGACTGAAGTCAGGCTTGAAAAACCAGCAATATTTTTTGGTAAAAAGAAGAACAGGAAGTCTTGTCCCGAGGCTAAAGACATGAAGATAAAAAGCCTGTACGAACCCCAGAGGCGTGCCACTGCTGGGGAGATAGCCTCTTTGGGTCAAATTATTAAGATCATTGAAATGCAAGACTTTGTCGATCATGTCAGAAATTGTTCTGCACTAGTTGACAGGGCATGTAGAGAATTCAAATTGGCTGTTGAAAGGTTTTCCCGATGAAAGAAATCAGATCAAAATCATATTCAGAAAAGAAAGCATCTCTCGGCGAGTCAATGTCTCGTGGTTTTGACATATTCTCCAGGATGACAAGCCATCCGCTGTGGGGAAGTTTCTGGAAAGGAACCCACCTGGACGCAAAATCAGGTCTGCTTGGGCAGGGGTTGCAGTCTCTTGAGCGGGCTGGAGTGACAGACAGGGAAGGTCGAGAACTTGCCTCGGTCACCAGAGACATGGTTTCTCTTATAGATGCCACTGAACCGAACTGCCACAAGATACCCGAGTCTATTAAAGACGCGCTGCAGAATATGCATAGCCAAGGCATTGGTATGCTTCGAGGTTATAAAACCAAATCTAATACATGGAGACAGTGGTGCTTAAGTACTTTTGATTATAAATTTGGTCCATTCGCACATGCGTACAATATCTACATCAACAAACATACCGATGAAATTGGCAAGGTTGACGAAAAAGCAGAGAAATTCGCAGACTCACAAATGTCATTGCTATTTGAATCAGTCCGCAACCTCAGCAACAGAATATCAGCTGCCAATGGCACTAGTCCAGGAGCCCCGCCTTGTCCATAAATGATGCCACCAAACTTGTCAGGGCTCAACATGATGTCCCAATTTCTGCAGAATCTCAGATCATAGCAGACAGCATCAGCAACACAAAAAGCGCCATATCATTAGCTGCTGCCATGATCATAAAAAATGAACATATGCAGTCGACCATAGTTGGTCTTGTTACGGAAATAGAAAAACTTAAGAATCAGGCCAATCAACTTGCCACGTACATGGAAGAATATGTTCCTGAGGACATGGCTGCCATAGAGATGGCCAAGAAACTAGGTAGGGGGTCTGAAGCATCTAGGGGGACAGACCTTGCTCAAGCCATGCGGCAGGCTGTCTCTGCCACGAAGAAGGCCTCTATTGAAGCTGGCAGGGCATGCAGTTCGGACACGATGAGGGAACTTTCAGAGAGCATACTGCGGCTTGACAGCGCGTTCACAAACTCAGGTATTGACCGACCCTATCCAAGACCATGATAGTGGTCTTGAAGAGAACTCTCCTGCTGAGATATCAGAAGCCCCGCAATTTAGGTCTTTCCACTCTGCGGACGAATCTCCAATCGGTAAGTCTTTTTCCATAGAAGCTCTTGCAAGTGTTTCTGCAACCAGTGCTGGACATGCAATGAAGTTTTCACGCATGAATTCAGCAACAGATATTTTGTGACTAGATCTCACTGATTTAGAAAAAACCTTGAAAAGGTGTGCTGACCTTGGAACAGAGGTGTCTATCCTCCTCTGAAGATCGCTACCTAAGGTGGCTATTCCGGTCAAGAAAGACCTCGACCTAAAATTGAGATAGTTGGTGTCTGTTTTGTAGACAGTGGATATCAGTCTTGGCAGATAGCCTAATACATCTACCATCTCTTCTTTGATAACAGCAACCGCGCTCAAAGATTCCCAAAATGTTCTTGGTTTTATTGTTAGCCTGATCATGTGGTTGCTATGGTGGTGGTCTCAAACCACTCGCCTACCGTTGTTCTGTCAAGAATTTGTCTGATCATAACCCGACCTCTTTCAGATATTTTCAAACTAGATCCAGAATTTCCTGATATCATCCTGATGTTTGCACCGACCCTTCCAGAGAATACTCCCAAAAGAGGTATTTCTTTCATCCTTCCTGAATATATCTCATACTTCCATCTACTCTGGTTGTTGTAACTTTTCAACTCGTCGATCAGATCTCCGTCCTCATTGTATACCTTCGCTTGGAAGTGTATAAATCCAAGCATTCCGTTCATGTCCTGCAGTGGGAACTCTGCAGTCCAAGTTCCAGGCTTCTCCACATTGAGTGCAGATATTTCCTTAATCAGTTGTGGGCCCCCTGGAGTGTAAGATAAGAAAGATCCAGATAGTTTTTGATTTGCATTACTGACGAACTCAACGAATGATGGTTCGATATTTAAATTTGACTGCCCATATGATATCTGTGATACAAAATGATTGTAACCTATCATCAAAAAAGAAAGACTACCTTTAGTACTCACGACTCCATTATCTGTTGAAAAAGGTGTAACAATTTCTCTCATTTTTAATTTAAAAAGAGCGTCTGAGACATCTGTTGATGGTGTGAAAAAACTATTTAGGTATGCATCTATCTTCTTTCCGCTCCTGTTCATCTTGGCCACAATTTGTGACAGCATGAACATGGTTTCTTCTAGCATTTCTACACTATTCAGCTTCTGGGTTGCCACAGACCTATTGACGGTGAATTTTCCAAATGGGCATCCTATACATCCGAACGACGTGTCCAACGCAGGAGATGAAAGACACCAAGACTCCCCACATGTTTCCTTGTTTGCGACTGATATGAACAGGGATGTTGGATGCGGAGCCCCTCCAAACTCATCGTATTGCCCATATGGATCCTGCTGAATATATGGATCAATCATGTCTGCAGGTGGTGGCCCAACGGATCCAATCACAAAGCCATAACCAGCAGACGCAGCAGACACACACGGGGAAAATCCTCCGTCGGACGGTCTGACTTTCGATAACGATCCACCATCAGCATTTACGAATATGGCCCTCTTGTCAAATCCACTAACGAAATAAGATTCATTGGCCTCCTGCAGACCCCAACCATAAAAGAAGCTGTCTCCTGAAACATAGGGAAACGAAGAGTCATAGGGTATTGGCTGTTCCACCGACCTTCTGTATGAAGGAAACATGTCAGGCGCAAGTCCATTTTCAAACTCTTCTAAAGATCGAGACAAATAATCGCTTGTCTTACCTCGAGGAGGATATGGATCAAGGAGCAGGATCCCATATACATCAACACCAACAAGATTTGATACGACCTGATCAATCAGTTTTCTCGATTGAGCCACAGTTGGCATGTCCAGGGATGACACTGGTATAATCCCAAGTTCATACAACTTTGATGATCTGATGTTCCCAGAAGCATGGAAAGCAGGATTTCTTTTGCCTGGTTCCAATGGGTATGGGCTTGACAAACGCGAGCACGACGAAACATATCCACCATTGTGAAGAAACGCGACTGGCACCCGAAATCCAAGCACAAATGCACTGACTCCTTCTCTTCCTGCGTTTCTCAGTGGAGTCTCTATAGTGTTTCTGAATTCTTCATAAGAATCTAGAATTGGCTCTGTTGAACAGTCTAGTGGAACAGTCCTAGATGAGGAAGCGCCAAGGGAAGCAATATATAACTGCGCCAGTTCTTTGCTTTCAGAAACGGCCGCATTGTACCCAACAATGACCTTGGAATATTCGGGCATCAACTACCTGTTGATCCAAAACCTCCAGATCCCCTCCCTGATCGGGAAACGGAATCACGCACAAATTCTGCCACCATGGGCATCATGGGTACAAGTTGAGCAATTCGGTCACCTTTCTTGTATTTCTTCATCATTTCAGGTTTGTTTTGATTTCTGATTGGTCTGAAGGCGGCAATTATGTTACCCCTGTAGCCAGGATCGATAAGACCAACGGAGTTTCCCATCACCAAATCTGTTTTGCAAACACTGCTGCGCGGAAACAGAAGCAAATATGCACCATGCGGGTCGCATTTCACGCCAGTGTTGTATTTGATGAGGTCTACCGATCCATCAAGACCAAATGTCGCCTCTCCATCGTCAAGAGCCACTAGATCCCATCCTGCGTCGTCTGGGTGGGCCTTTTGAGGAGGCGTTGCCCCCTCCTCAAGTTCAAATTTTATGACATGCTTCAGATCAAAAGCAACATTGATGTTATGATACATTTATATCCTCAGTTGCACTTGGTCCATCCACAAGATCTGCAGGTTACACAACCTTCCTGCCTGATCAGACTGCATTTGTCTTTTGTCTCACAGCTGGCACAAGTCTCTCCTGTGACCTCGGTGCCATCGGGAATATATTTTTTCAGAGCTCGTGCAACAGATCTGCTGAAGTTATTCATGTCTCCCTGAACCTTCTCAAGTTGCTGAACAATGAACTGTATATCTGCACCATGACGCAAAGCAGTCGAAATTATCCTCGTGAGAGCAGCCTCGTCCTCAGTCTCCTTGTCATTCACTTTGCTGATTGACAGTCTACTGTCATATTTATCAACGAGATCGATTCTGTATTTGCCTCTAGCCTCCTTCGTTGTCAGTCCCGAAGTGAAAGACTTGGAAACCATCAGTTCCTTATCGTCTCCATCTGATTTGTTTGGAAGGGCAAAGACTTCATATGGTTTGCTTTTTAGAAGACCAACAAACACCACGAATGGAGAGCCCTTCACCTGAATGTGATGAACATCGCAAGCGAGAGTTTCCGGCCTCTTTGGGGCTTTGGTGTTGATGATTTCATCATTCTTTTCAGCAGATGCCTTCTTTTCATCAACAAGTACCCCAGTTCTACACCCATCGCGATAGATGGTGATACCTTTGCAGCCAGCCTTCCAGGCAGTTCTATAAATCTCATCAACTGCCTCGACTGTGGCATCGGCCGACAGATTTAGGGTGGAACTGATGGCGTGATCTATGTGCTTCTGCGCCGAAGCCTGTAACTTGACTCTCTTCTTCCAATCAAGTTCAGATGCAGTGCTGCCCGCCCATGGACTTTTGGTGATGTCGTCCTCTCCTGTGACATCAACCCACATCTTAACCTTTGGCGGATACACTTTAAACTCCATCCAGTGATCTCCGTTTTGGTCAACAAAATCGGATCGGAATCCAATGTCTCCTGGGTTCCCCTTTTTTCTTCGGATGTATGGAGCAACCATGAACTGTGGTTCAATCCCAGAACTTGTCTGTGTCAAGATAGAAACTGATCCACATGGTGCCGTAGTTAGCAGAGCGATATTGCGCCTTCCGTATTTCTGCATGTCGGCATAAAGCTCTGGATCTTCAGACTTCATTCGTTTTAGGAACGGATTGCCTGACTCTTTATCTGCGTCCCAAATTGGGAAGGCTCCAATCTCCATCGCCATGTCAACGCTGCTCCTGTAGGCAGACAATTTCATGGTCTTGTATATCTTGGTGATTGTGGATATTCCCTCATCTGAAGTGTATGGCATGCCCAAAGCTGCAAGGGTGTCTCCCACAGCAGTCAATCCCGTTCCCGTTCGTCTGCCTCTCGAGGCAGCATTTCTTATGTCTTTCCACAACTCAAGTTCTCGCTGGCGGAATTTAGGCTCCTCGGGGTCCTTCTTGACCTTGTCAATGATCCTGTCGATGCATTCAATCTCAAGATCCACCAAATCATCCATCAATCTCTGGCACACGGCAACATGCTCAGAGAACAATTTGAAGTTGAACTTGGCCTTGCTGGTGAATGGATTTTCAACATAGCTGAAGGCATTCAAAAGCATCAGACGGCAAGAGTCAAATGCAGACAGCGGGATTTCTGAACATGGATTCGTGCTGATTGTTTCAAATCCATCAGATGCATAGCAATCAGCAGGACTTTCCTTGATGATGTTGTCCCAGAACAGAAGACCAGGCTCGGCCATGTGGTGTGCATTTTCAACAATCAAGCGCCATATCTTCTTGGCATCGACATTCTTTCTGATCTGTGGCTCGTCCGAATTGCATGGCCACCTCTGCTCATACTTTTCTCCCTTATCAACTGCCTCCAAGAAATCATCATACAGCATGACTGATATGTTGGCTCCGGTGACTTTTGTCAGGTCTCGCTTCATAACCGTAAACTCTTCGATGTCCGGGTGGTGGACATCAAGGGTCAACATAAGGGCACCGCGTCGACCTGCCTGTCCAACCTCTCTGATGGAATTTGAAAAGCGCTCTGCGAAAGATATCACGCCAGTGCTTGTTCGGGCGGCATTCCTTGTGGGGCTGCCGTTCGGTCTGAGATTGGAAAGATTCAAGCCAACTCCGCCACGACGCTTGCTGATCTGAACCAGGCATTCGTCTGCGGACATGATAGAGCCGTAAGAATCGTGCGGAGATGCAATGACATAGCAGTTGCTCAGGCTGATGTATTGCTGGTTGTTGCCAATCCCGTACATCGGAGATCCCTGCGGCACTATGTACTTGAAGTGATCCATCAGACTGAAAAGAAATTCAGCAGAATACGGATTCTTGAACTTTTTAGCCTCTATGCGTGCGAACTCTTTTGCGATCCTCCAGTGCATGTCCTTCGGAGACTTCTCTAGCAGGTTGTTCTTTCTGTCTCGGAGGGCATATTTGTCCACGAATACTTTTGCAGACAAGTCGTCTCCACCGAAGTAGGCCGTGCTTGCAGTAAGGGCCTCCTGATAGGAGTATATATTCTTTTCGCACGAACCACATGAAACACCGCCACAGCACTTGTTTTCGTTTTCCATTTTTCTCCATATTTCTTTTGACCGCTTGAGTCCTTAATACAAGATTACGATCTTAGAGACGAAGATCTTCGTCTGATCATCGAAAGATATTGCTCTCGCCCCAGTGCATGTTTAGCAAATTTCTTTGTTGCATTGTAAACTGCATGTGGACTAGATGATAAGTTTTCGACTTCTTCATGTGTAAAGTTTGTGGATATCCATTTTAACCCGTCGGCACATAGCCTTGGAGTGTGCGGCTTCCAGTCTCTGTTGTTGCCGTAAAAGTCTGTCATGCGGCCTTTTGACCTGCAATTCATCCCAATCATGAAAATTGGTCTGCATCCTATAGTTGCAGCAAACTGCACGGCCAATGGCCCTGTTGATCCTCTTCCATAAAGCACAGAAGGATCAGAACTTTTGTGAAACTTTTTACCTCGAATGGTGAAATGAGAAAATCTGTTTCCAGGATCTGCATGTGGTGGGCAGGCACACACACCGTCAAATCTTTCAAGATCCATCCTGCAATCTCTCATTATTTCAGGATCTTGCCACATCAAAAAAGAAAGCTTCATAGCCCTGTAGGCTCTGTTAATTCCTATTGTTAAAAACGGCTCCACCATGTTTAGATTGATGTCAAGAAGCGAAGGAGAATTTCCTATGATAAAGCATGGTGTTTCATGAAACATCCCAGTCAATTTGGATAGTGTAATCTTATTCTGTCTTGTTGACATTTGTCATTCTCTATCGACGAGCATCTTAACATACTCAGATGTCTTAAGTTTTTTCAGGGCCTTTTTGTGTATTTTGACAACATCAGAAAGACCAATCTCTAACTTTTTAGACACCTCTTCTTCGGACATATTCTCTGCATATATCATGCTACACACCCTGCCGGCAATTATTCCTATCTCCCTGCTTATATTTGAAAACATCTGTTCTGATTCATCTGTTTGAACGCAGGCAGACCTTATATCTGCTTTTATGAGTATGTCTTTAGAATCATTGTTGTTTTCATCTTGCACAAAGATAGAAATCAATCCCCTCGTAGTCCCATCCTTCACAACCTTGTCTGGCTTTTCAACTCCTGCTTCTGTCAGTGCACAAATGAGCTCGTGTTCATTTGGCTGTCGTCCGTTCACTGCCACAAACTTCTCCCTATGCACATCCAATATCGCCTGTCTCTGTCTGACTAGCCTTGGAGACCAAGTTGATTTCCTCATCTCATCATACATCGATCCAAATAGTCGATATGTGGCGAATGTCTCAAACTTATTTCCCTTGCCTGGATCGTATTTGTTTATAGCATCCATAAGCCCGTGCGCAGCGTAACTTTTTAGATCTTCTTTGCTGTGTTCTGGGTGCTTGTAATGCATCAATTCTGCCAATTTGTTAACAAGATCATAATTCTCTTCTGCTATGCGATTTCTAAGCATGATATATTCACACTGGAATGCGCTGCCCGCCCCACGTAATTCTTTTAATTTTATCCAGCAATCAAGCGGCGTTTCTTGCCGCCTAATGCCGCGATTCCCTCTTCTTTTTGGATGCGTTGTCTTCAAATGTAAGTCACTCTTTTCTTGGCAAAAACTTCCATGCTGCCAATCCAACCGCGCCCAGCAACGCAACAACAATGACCCTATTTAAGTATGCCCATTGCGTAGTGGATTCATTTTGCAATCCTTTTGCTTCTGTCATCGGTATTTGCACACGCTCCTCTTCAGGAACATGTTGAACTGACAGCATGATCTGCTTGTCGACTACGTCTTGCTTTGATTCAGTTTTGCATTCCTGCACCTCGGCAGGCAAGGCATAGCACGAACTCATGGCCATTGCCATGATTATCATTATGATCTTTGTCATTGTTAGCCGTTCTTATCTATGGTATTGAGAAAATCGATTACATAGAAACTTATGGCAGAGGCAACTAGCCCGCTGAATGGCCAATATGGCCACCCTGCTAGCTCTTGGTAGAACCATAATCCCCATATAACTTCTATTATGCCTGCCATCCAAAAAGAACAACAAACAGTGCATTCTAGCAATTTTGTTACATAGCCAATGCGCATCTTTGTCATTACCCATCGGATGAAATTACTTATGTAACTCACTGGCGCTTCGTCGCGCTTTTCAACAAGCACCGTGGCCCCAGCGACCCCAAGCACGGCAAAGCTAAACAACGACATGACATCTTCACCACTCATATGCATCGATCATATACCTCATGCTTTGTATCCAATTTTCTATTGCTATTTCTCCATGCAGTTCCATCCGCCTAGTAACAACCAAAATTGGAGTGTCTTCCCAAACGCATACCTCAAAAACCAATCCACTTTTCACGAGCAGATACGAGCACCTGTCCGCAGGCTTTCCTATAGGTGTATAAAAAAGCACTTGTCTCTGATTTGGCCAGTTGTTCCGACCACATACGACCACAATGTAAAATACACGTAGATTTAGATACATCCTGTCTGGCTAGTAGGTGATAATGCTTCATTAGGGAAATCATATGATATGGAAGAGGCTAAAAAATCAAAAATAGTAGATTGTATTGGAAGAATTATTCCAAACTGGAATGCAGTTGAATTGTTCTCTCTTTCACTGCCTTCGAACGCCAATATTGGAAGAGAAATGCCAGATGGCATAGTTTGCCACTTGGGTCTCAACCCGCCGTCGAGCGGGTCATTTTTTAAGGTAAAAATTCTTGGTAAGCCAAGAATACTTCACGACAATGTTCGTGATGAATATGAAAAGTTGAGCAACATAATCGCCTCAGGCATGAAACTAGATCCCGGGTCTGAGATTCCTGCTTTTGTAAAACATGGAGATTTCGATGGGATTTGGTTCAGTTCCCCTCGTACTCTTGTTGTAGTCAATCCTGGTAAATTCAGAATCTCTTCATATGGAGTAAGATAATGGCAAGTTTAAAAGACAAAACACCATCAGCAAGTTACAAAGATCTGCTGCACGTCGACAACGGTGGCAATGGAGTGTCTAGCTCTGAGCATATTCCTGTCAGGGATGGCGCAGGGAATGCCACCGGCATCAGTTTGGGAGCTGGCAAGGTTTCAGTTGATTTCGGAGGTGGAGTGGCATCGAATGCAGTTTTTGTATCTCAGATGCACATGTGCGAATCAAAAACTCATCAGTTGTCAGATACTCTCAATATAGATCTTGCGACCGATTCTGCAAAGTTGATAAAATACGATGGATACGATGACGGAGAAACGACAACAACGGTGAAGGTTTTTCTCACTTCTTTGGCTGACATTTCAGGATCAGGCACTGGAGTTTTTGCTGAAACTAGACTGGTCATATCTGCAGGCACTGACATCACCATATATTTTAAGAACGAAAATGACGAATTATTTGCCACCGTGCCGTACACTCAGCCAAAATATCTTTCTTTTAAGATTGCTGGCTTCATGGAGTCTTCAACTTCAAATCCTGTTTTCTTCATAACGGAAACAGAATCATTTGACAACCCAAGCCTTTAATAACTCATGGTATTAGGCAAAACAAAAGAAATGGTTGAAGCTCTGCTTCTTCCGCATGAAACCAGGGGCACAACAATTGGCTCGGCGGATGTTGTCCTGGCCTCGATTGATATGCCATCCGATCTTAAATGTCTGCTGATATGTGACTCTGCCACAAGCGATGCAGATGTTCTCAAATGCAGGGCTCTAGTCAGGTGGCTGATGCGACCTACTGGACATTCGTTAAAAGTACTTGCCACTCCCGACAAACATGTTTTGCTTGTAATCTGCAAACCTGCAGACGAAGACACTATTTTAGACTTTCTCGAAAATGGGGCGTCTTCCCTCCATGTGTTTTCAGGATGGTCAGATCTGCTTTCTTCATCAATACTTCTGAGTATCAGGGCCTTGCTTCATAGAATGGATGAAACCGATCCTAACTTCAGAACTTCTTTGAGCGCAGAGGTTGAAAGATTAGACAGTATAGGAGTTTTTTCAACATCTGCCCTTGGAGAAATGAAAGACACAGTGTTTCTTGCCTCTTGGGTCGCCAACCGACTTCTGCACAAATTCGGAGAGATTCAAAATCTGAACACTCTTACTTTTGGCGAAGAAAACCCATCATCTGTATCTGCATTGGCAGACGGATGGGTCGATGACCTCTTCGGAGAAGAGGCAGAGTTTCATGGAATAGACATGCTTCAGTTAAGTTCTGTCTGCAACGACCTAGTGGTGCAAGATCTTGATGGGCGCCTGCTTGACGGGACAGGAAACTTGCTCGGTTTGAGCCTTAACAACAGTATGAGCAAGAGATTTAATATAAATTTAGGGCATTTTACATCAGCAACGAAAAGCAATTCCAACACGAAGCTTATATCAACAAATCACAGTGTATCAACCACACAAAGCAATATGCTTGGTCCAGCAGGGACTGTAAATATTAATTTTGATAAATTTGATGGCGCAAGAATAAAGGTTGAAGGCGAATCATTTGGCATGGTTGTAGAAATGTATAGTCAAACATTCAACATATCACAAAGTGGCAAAGACTCACGTCGCGGGAGTTATAACCACCCACAGAGCGAGTACATTTATATAGATGATTTTGATAATGTCATTTCTACACCATCCTTAGAGGAGCCATACTATTTTTCTGGATTCGCACACATTCGTACAGTTATGAGACGCAACTCTCCATCTCCGTTGCCGCCACCGACATGGAGAGAATTTATATTGATACTCGAGTATCAGGGTGAGCCTAACGCTAATTTTGATGTTTATTTCAGACAGTACAACATCCAGCCCTGGTGGGCTGGTGGGGATACAACGAAGTGGCTATACACACCGCAGATATCAGAGAGGGTCAACTTTTCCAAATGGAAGCAAGATTTAGCCAATACTGCTGTTTATTCAATTCGCCTATTAAATCATACCCTGTGGGATATTGATCCTTCTGATTATTTTGGCCACACACAATCAGAACTATACCAAAGCATGACGGCATCATACGGCGCATTCCGATCTTTTAGGTCCAAGATTTTTAGTAAATTGCTGTATAAGAAATGATCATCGGACTGGCATTATGGAATGCGCCAAAGATCTTGCAGCAGCAATCGGCAGTTTCCCAGTCTCTTTTAAAGCCGCACATATCTCAGACTCGTCATTCGCATTCTCTACAACTGATGCAATCTTTATTGCGGCATCATCGGATATGCTGATCCCGACACAGTTTTCTATCAGTTTCTTTATGCTTTTTGGAGACTTTGCCGACATGGATCCATGAATGTCTGCTATCTTCTCCAACTGTCTCTGATACCAGTTGTTTATCATACCTCTCCCTCCGACATGAGTATCCTGTTTTCCACTTCTTTCCAGTTGATTACCTCCCAGAAGTTGTTAACCCAGTCGTTCTTACGATTACGCCTGTCAAGATAATACGCATGCTCCCACAGGTCGCATCCCAACACTGGGTAGCCGATCCCGAGGCCAAGAGGATTGTCTTGCATTTTGGTCTGCACTATGTCAAGAGTTTTGTTCCGCACCACCAGCCAAACCCACGAACTGCCGAAAGAATCAGAGCATGCATCAACAAATTCAGACTGCATGCCGTCAATGTTTCCAAATGATTCTTCAATCATTTTATTCAGCATGTCTCCTGGCTTGTCTGGATTGGGTGTCATCATAGGCCACCATATCTGATGGTTGAAAACGCCGCCTGCGTTGTTTCTGATTTTTAGCCATTTACCGTTTTCGGCCGACCCAACTTCGACGATAAGCTTTTCTATGTCCAGTTCAACCAGAGACGGTTCATCTGCAAGAAGTTCATTGAGCTTGTCGCAGTAGGCCTTGTGGTGTTTTTGATGGTGGAGACGCATGGTTTCTGAACCTATGTGCGGGTCCAAATCTCCATATCCATATGGCAATTGTGGAATTGTGTGCTTTATGATTGGCATTCACATTCCTGTAGGTGGAGCCGCTCCGCCTGGAGGTTCGCCAGCGGGGGTAGGAGGCTTTGGCGTCTGTGGCCCAAGCTCAAGACCATACCATCCACGTATCACGGGTGGATCCTGCGTCAGATCTACATCAAGTTGCGATGGAAATAGTCTAGAGCCGTCTGCCTGACATGCATCCATGAGTGCGCTTTCAACTGGATCATCTGAATTCTTTCTGCTTCGGAGCGCCCTCCTGAACAGCACATTGAGTCTATTCAGATGATCTTCATCGTTATTTGTGTCTTTGTCAATAAGAGCCGCATCGATTCCTGAAACGGTGCCTGCGACTCCAGCTGGACCGCCAGTGGCTCCGCCTAGTGGAGCCCCAATATCTTGGGCAATTTTCGACGTGCCAAACGCATGACCGATCTTAAGCCAGTCTGCATACGACAACTTTACATGCTTCATATGCCCATCATTTCAAGCTTGTCATATATCTGCACAAGGTAGATGCACAGTTTAACATTGCCCAAGGCTTCTTTGCCCTGCCCGCCGCCTATCCTGGTTTTGTTTATTCTCAAATCGCCAGTTTCTTTGTTGGTGACAAACATTTCAGAATTATACTTTTTGAAAAAGTCAAGCAGTCCACCTTTGGCAGCCTTTAGTGTCTGCACTCTAAGCTGGCTTTGACTAATTTCTTCTAGTTTGGAAAAATATCTGTTTTTACACACGATGCTGATGATTTCATCCATGTGTTTGATCACCTTGTCGACATCTTCAATTTGTTCTGTCTCTATTCCGGCCATCATGGCCCTTCCCTGCGCCTCATAATTCCTCATATGGGCGTACCCCTGCAATCTGGAATGAACAAAAGCAGGCATATCATCGATTGTGAGTACTGGTATACTGCTAGGAACCTGTCTCCTCAGATTCTCAGCATCAACTGGCTCCCTGGGAGTTTGAACTCTATCTCTTTTTCTTTGTCGCTCCTGAACTATTCTTTCTGCGACATCGGCAATGAACACCAGCATGCCGTCAACCTGATTTTGTGCCTCCTGTCGATCTACTCCCTTTTGTACGAGGTTGCTGACCAGGTTGCTCAAGTCTAGTCCGTTCGCCCTAATATGTGTCGCCAACTCATCTTCTTGCCCAGCAGAATTTGAGAGAATGCGCACTATCACACTTTCAAAAGTGGAGAACATGCTTCCATTTTTTAATGCATCAGCAAATGCGGCTTCAGCACCACGAGAGAAATTTTTCTGCAATTCAACTCTTCCCGCAGCTTCAGGCGCACCCTGTCTCGCTGCTGCCGCTGCAATCTGAGCTTCAAGCTGAGTCTTTCTGTCTTGAGCAATTTTTCGAGCAGCTCCCACCATTTGGCACCACGCCGGTATCCCGCCACGACGACCAGCATCTTCAAGGCCTTCCATAAATCTATTGTGCCTTTTTATTAAGATGTTCAACGCCTCCATTCTGATCTTTTCGGTATTTATGTGTATATCTTTGGCTTGGGTAAATATTGGATCGTTCTCATCTATGGTTCGTATCTCCTGATTGGTGATATCAAATATCGTGAATTTTTCACCAGTTTTTTTATCTTTTTCCCGCTTCAATATGAAGTAGTATACATCTCTGCCGTTAGGTCCCGGAGCCGCCTTGAACTCATGGTGCTCCAAATAATACCATGCAGGCAGCATGAGGTTTTCTAGATTTGGAGGCAGCCAGGGCATATGCTGCCTGATCAAATCGGCAAGCACTCCTTTTCCACCCCCAGTCATTTCATGTAGGCTTCTTGTGAACAGGGGAACCACCACGCCCTGTCCTCCCTTTGCTCTAATCTGCCCCTCTATGTCGGTTGCCACCCCCGGAATTTGCGAACGTGCATAATCAGGACTGACCTGAGCAACTACAACTTCTATATTCTTGTTTGAATTTTTCATGCTAAACTGAAGCCTCCGATAAGGTTGTTTTTGGACAACTGTTCTAAGTCTGACTTGTTTTTGTCAGCTTGTTGTTGGATGGTTGACATTTGCTCCTGAATTTCGTTCATTGCATTCTGAATCTCCACGCAATCAGGACTTTGAGATTCATTTCCCTGCTTGCATCCGACGTTGTATGCCTGCTGCTTGGAGGCCAGTTGTCGTTGCAGAGCAGCCAGTTGATCCGCCATCTTCTTGCTGCCTCCGCTTAGGGCCTCTTGAATTCTTTTGGTTTGCTCTGCGTTCGTCTCCATGGCCTGCATGGCAACCCCTTGGGCCTGCGGAGACTCCATTTGTCCTATGGGTATCATCGGTTGCTGCTGTTGTGCTGACTTGATCCACCCCGCATTTTCGCCGATGCGGATCCAATCTTTCTTAGTCATGGAAAGCGTTAATCCAGGTGGAGCGTTCCACCGCCTGCCCATGTCTATTGGCTCGATTGCTCTCTGTTCTCTCCTTTTGCCAAACGACTGAGACCTGCCGAGTAGTCCTTTAAATTGTGATCTGTCCTCGTATGTTCCGAAGACTTTATAGACACATTTGCCAGAATCACTCTTCACAGAATCCATGACTTTTCTATTTTGGATTTTTTTGGGATCAGCACTGTCAAAGTACAGTTCTGGTTCTGCCAAGCCCCTGACCACGTCTTCTTCATTGACGATGTACAGCGCTATGGGAAAGGAGAAGGACTTTCCAGATGCAATCAGGTCTTCTGCTGCTTTTGCAGCCATAAATTTGGTCACGACATCGGTTTTCTTGAGCTCATCTTCACTGCAGTTTGCCATGTTTATCCTCTCGCTTCTTCTATGAAGAGACCAAGGTCTTCCGTAAGAACATTTCTGATTGCGTCAAAGGCGTCTTCTTTTTCGACACGAGCCATCACCTTTACCTCCACAACATTCATTTCATCTGATGGCTGGTTAACGCTGATGAGTTTTACATCCTTATTCATCTTTAGATATAACGGCAACTGATTTTTAATTCTCTTTGGTGGCGAGTAAACAAATATGAATTCGAACACGTCGTTATTATCTGACCAGTCATCAACTTCATCGGAATTACGGAGACGCGACTCCCAAGAATCTCGGGAACCGCCCCTCACGGCAGGCTCTCCAGACATAATCAATTTCCAAAATTGGTCGTCAGGATCTCCTGCCTTGATTGCAGTGCGGACGAGAGAAGAGGAATCTTTTATTGAGAATATTCTTCGCATGATTCTTTTTACAAACCACAATCGCCATTTCCTTTGCCGATGAAACCATATGCAAAATTGGTTACTGTACAGAACCCATCAAAACGATGAAAAAACACAAGGTAGATTTGATGAGTTGAGCCACCTACTCAGTGGGATGGCAAATGTTGTATGGATGTGCGACGGAGATTCAGCCGGAGGCTGTCAGTATGGGGGTGTATTGGGTAAAAACTCATCCATTTTTACCAATACAGATTATCGAATTCGGCAAATTTGGCCCAAAATCTTTGAAACATATGATTCTTGTCCACAAGACACCCCTAGGGTTTTTCCCAAGGACGGTGGCCCCAAAAGACCCATCAAGTGGGTATTGGGACATCTTCCAGCACTCCAATGGTGGAGGGAAAACGGAAGACCAGAGGGCAGGTTTATGGTGTGGGAGCACGACCTGTGGTGGGATGCTCCATTTAGAGCCGCCCAGGCCCTAACTCCAGCATTTGCTCACCATAAGTTTCTTGCCCACCCGGTAAAAACATACAGACCTGGCCCTGATGCCATACAGCCGCCAACTGTGCGTCCTCCAGAATGGCTAAAGGACACCACGATATGTCACTACACTGCCACCGTGATGTCAGCAAGACTCATGGCATCGCTTGATGAAATTAGTGAAGAAGGATGTTGGGGGCACTGCGAACTTCTAGTTCCGTCCGTGGCTCACCATCATAAGAATGGTGGAGGTGCAGCGTCTTGGATGTCCGTGGCCGGACATCCGGCCCTGCGACCAGTTATACACCGATTCCCGGGTCAATCTCCAGGGAAAAAACCCCAGAGATTATTCATTCGCTGAGCCCCTCTAGGCTCAGTATCCCTGCAGCTATCCACTGTGAGCAGTTAGAAACAACACCGTTGCCACACTGTTTGTAACGCTGCGCATTGCTAATCGTCACGATACGGCCATCTTCTTCTTCTCCAAACTCATTCCAGTCATGCGGCCATCCCATGAGGACGCAGCACTCAACGGGGGTCAGACGGCGAACGACCATACCTCCACGGCTGTGGGCTGGTTCAGTCTCTGTCCGCACTACCGCATGGGTGTCGCGTTCTCCAGTATCAAACGCGTTGAGCGTGTTGCTGTGGTCGGCAGGAACCCAAGACTCATCGTCTGTATTTGTCTGTGCCCTAGCAGACTTGCGGAACACATCCGACTGGCTGATCACGCAGTCACTGGAATCCTTGCCCGTCCTGAGGGAGTGATGCAGGTCGTCAGAAAGTTTCTGATTCATTCCATCATATGCTAGGGCTGGGTTGTTTTCATGCTGCACAATACATTTTCCTTCGCTAACATATTGATTTCCAACACCCTTATAGTCTCTTGCCGCTAATGATCCCACCACCTCTTGGTGATATTTATCATTCTGAGCAATATAGGTTTGGGCATGGTGACTGGTTGGCGCAGGCTGAAGTGCCTGGAGGGCGTTGGCAACTTCGAGCGGAGTTGCGCTGAAATTATTTTTCTTTGCATCTTCGCGTATGCTGTATGCTTGAGTAATTTCCTGACCAGATATAGCGACGTGATTTGCAGAATCTCCAAGACCACCTGCGGTCAGCGGTGAAACAACATCTGTGCTGCACGATTCTGCATTTCCAGTGCGTTGATCCCTAGTGAAAAATCTTGGCTGAAATGCAAGTGCTTCAACGGCATCTGGCTGCATCACGCCCTGTGGAGATGAGCCGTCCAGCGCATATGCGTCATTTGATACACCTATTCCATTTGCGCCCGTCTGTCCAAGCCTGAAAGCCATGGTTTCTTCAGACTGTTGTGCGATAACCGGGTGATTAAACTCGTGCACACCTGCGCGACCCATGCATGATCGCAGAGCACCAACCTCATCTGTTGGTACGATACCAGTCTGCTGATTTACATACCTAAATCCCTGACATGGCACATGTTCTATGACCGCAGCAAAGTTGCCCTTGTCTGGCATGAATTGATCATGACATCTCGTTGTCAAGCTCGACGATTCGTCTCCTGCGTCCCACCATTTCCCCTTCCCTTCTTCGGCGAAGAACTTGGCTTTGCCGACCTCTCCGACTTCGCTGCCCTCGTTGAGGGCTTCCGTAATTGCTTTGATTTTTTGCTCGCTGAAGATGCTTTCTTCCCTTCCGAGCCCTGTTGCGGAGGCTCCTCCACCCTGTTCACCTGCTGATTGAGAGCCTCTTTCAGCAACTGGGGGAGGAGCTTGCCCCTGCGCTCTGCACGCCTCAATATGCCTTCGCAAGCTTTTTTGCTGAGTTTGTATTGGCTCAAGTAGTCCGAGCACCATGGCTGAGCGGGACTCTGTAGGACCTCCGACAACTTCACGCGAGGCAACGACAAAGACTCTCCTTCGTCTTTGCGCAACTCCGAAGTAGCGGGCATCAAGAACTCGGTAGGCGATGTCAGGATACCCGCTGTCTGCCATTTCACCGAGTACCACTCCGAAGTCTTTTCCTCCGTTTGAGCTGAGGGCTCCCGGAACGTTTTCCCATACCACCCAGCGAGGACTCTTGGCCCGAACAAGTCGAATGAATTCATGGAATAAGCCTGACCTTTCTCCTTCTAGACCCTTTCTTTTACCAGCCACTGATAAATCTTGACACGGGCTGCCACCTATTATGATGTCGACATCCTCAAGGTCTTCCGCAGCCACCTTGGTGATGTCCCCGAATATCTTCGTGTGGGGGTGCTGCTTGCGCAAGACCTTTTGGCAGGTCTTGTCCCACTCCACAGCCCAGCACAACTCACAACCCTCCCGCATGAAACCGAGGCTGAATCCGCCCACCCCCGCGAACAGGTCTCCAACCTTCAGTTTTTTCTTCCCTGTATTGTCAAACATGAGACGATCCTCCAGCATAAACTTTTCGGAGTACCTAAACAGGTCCTCCCTAAAAAAGTTGCCACAAGATCAATCTTACGACCTGACCTTCTTACCGGCGGCACGTTCGAGTCTCTGTATCATGTCTTCAGCCTTTTCAGGAGCAGAATCCTTAATTACCTGAGCCATCAGGGCGAGGCGATCTTCGGGTTTCTCCACTGCGTGGAGATATGGTACGAGCATCTTTCGTATCCCACTCAGGTCTGATCCAGACAGCACCATATCCACTATGTGTGCCTCCATCTGTGCCCAACGGAGACCCTGACCCTGTGTCTGCCTGTGCAGATTTCCTCCCCTGAACTGTCTTTCGTATACAGTCTGTATTGCATGTGGATTACCTGTGCCAAAGACATAATCCAGAGCATTTTTGCCCTGTTGGTTTTTTTCGTGCGCGATGACATATGGCATCAATTCCTTCAAATCATTCGACAGCTTTTCAAGAGCTGTATCTATGTTGTAATCCTGAAGCATTGTCTTGTCATATGATGCGACGGCTGTTAAAAAAGAAATGAATTTAGCATACGGAGCCTTTGATGCAGCCATAATTATCTGCGGCCTCCACTCAGGAGATTCGAGCGTCCGCTTGAGGTCCTCCCACGGAGCAAATGTATCTACCAGAAACTGCTTCTGCTGCTGGGTTTGAGGTTCTGTGTGTTTTGGGATGTTAATTCCCTGGAACAAGGCTCGTTTGAAATTTTGCACTGCCGCTTGACGGACAGAATTAATTGCAAGCTTGAGAGCATCTATGGCCACACTTGCCCCATTTTCAGACGCCACTTCGTACACCACAGGTTTCAGGGCTACAGCCCACTGAAACTTGCCTTCTGATATAAGTTGTTTTGCCTCTTCTATTATCTCTTTGTTGCTTTCTGTCGCCTGTATTCTACCAGATTGGGTTTCAAGCAGCAGCGTCAGGTGCAGAGAGAACATGCCCCTCGACATGAGATCTTTCTTTATTTCTTTTTCCTGATCTTTCGGCAATGCAGACAGATAGCTATAGGCTTCCGAAAAGCCTTCTGATGAGCATTCAGACATCGACTTTGCCAATGTTCCTTTCCATTTGTCAGCCAGATCATAGACGGCAATTATGCATATCGCCCTTTCGCATGGCGTCAAAGGGACGTTTGACATGTTGGTGAAGGAGCCAGCATCTGTACTGTGTGGAGCCATGAGTGCCCACTGTTTTCCATCCCGAACAAACATGAACACTTCTCCGCCATACCTAGAATGCAGCATATGGGCACAATCGAAATTTTTCATGGTGCCTATGCAAAATCTATCAGAATTTTCTATGAGATGATGCTGTTTTTCCCAATTGTTATATCTATAAACAGTCATTGCCGGGAATCCAGGCAGGGCAAACCTACGAACAACTTCCATCTGATCTCCGGGGTCAAAAACCTTGTGTTCTAGTCCCCCCATTCTCTTTTTGTATTTTTCTTCCACCCCGTCCATGTCGGCAGAGATTTCCTCAAGGCTCTTGTAATCATCAACCTTCTTGGGTACAAGGCCCACCTTCAGTTGTTCTATTCTTTCCTCTACAGCAGCCGCTTGTGCATCAAAATGGTCTAGGGGTATCTCCTCATTTTTCATCACCCTAGAAAAGAACAATTTGTTCTTGAGGGGAAGAGATTCAATTTTTGTGATAACATCATCAGGTATGCCCTCGGCTTTTGCTGCCTGAATCCAGGATGCGCTGCTTGTCGATGCGGCGGAAGCAAGCCTGAGTTCAGGCGAAGGGTTCCAACGCGCGTTAGACCCCGAAGATCCTCCTCCCGAGCCACTTCCTGCAGATCCGCCCGTCAAAGACCACAAAGATTTCTTGGGTGTCTCAGGCACACCTCCTAAATTATTAAATGCCGACATGAGTCGCTTTATTTCTGGTGTTGTCTTACCACCGCCAGACACATATGCGCTGAGCAATTTAGAGGCATCTTTGCCATTACTGGTGGATCGCAGCATGGCTTTAGCAACCATATCTGCACCCTTCTTCTTCACCAAATTTGTCATGAATCGTATCATTTTTTCAACGACATACGCTTTTGTCAATTCAGTTGCCCCCCTGGCAAGATATGGAAGGGAAGCCCTGACGAGTGGCCAAAGCGCCGCAAAAGCTTCTTTCTGCATCATAATATTTTGACTGCGTATTTTTATCACAATGTGTTATTTCCGCCAAGAGGATCTATTCCCTGCCCCGTGAAATTCATGATATGCTCCACATAAGGGCAAATTATTCAAGACCTGTCAAATATTTTTCAGTTGACATTGAGGCTGACGGTCCATCTCCAGCTGTTGGATCGATGATTGAATTGGGTTGCGTTGCCGTAGACGATCCGTCCAAGAGATTTTCTGTCAAAATACGCCCAGATAAAGACACCTTCAACCCGCGCTCACTTGCCATTTCAGGTTTCACGAGGGAACAGACCATGGGGTTTGAAGATCCCAAATCCGCCATGGAGTCCTTCAACAGGTGGATATCTGAAAACTCCCATGACAGCTCGCCCATTTTTGTCAGCGACAACGGATTCGACTGGTCTTTTGTTGACTTTTATTTTCACAAATATGTGGGTCAAAATCCTTTTGGACATTCCCCAAGAAACCTTCATGACCTGCACAAGGGCTTCAGGAGGTCTCTGTCCAATCGGCTTTCTGACGAGCGCGGCAATCTTCCACATTCTGCCGTTGAGGATGCCTACATGAATGCCATGCACATGAGGAAGTTGATGGAAGATGGGCTCGAGGGCTGAGCGTAAGATTGCCTTGTGATGCACACGCATGAAGATGAAAAACTTGTTGACATCATGGGCGGCAGATCAAGAATCGAGGAACAGATTTTTGACCATGGTTTTGTGGCGCTCGTTGACCTGATGCCAAGGCTGGTTCCTGAAGGAAAGACTGCAGATTACGCCATAGCCCAAGCTGCAAGAACCAGCTACGGGCACGGCACCAAGAAAATAAACGAGGATGAGGGGCTGATCCGCTACCTGATGCGGCACAGGCACACCACCCCGTTTGAATTCTGCGAGGTCAAGTTTCACATCAGGATGCCGATCTTTGTGGCCCGCCAGTGGATCCGCCACCGTACCGCGAACGTGAACGAGTACTCAGCACGCTACTCGGTGGTTCCTGACCAGTTTTACACTCCAGGTGGCGACGCGGTAAAGCAGCAGAGTGCCACCAACAAGCAGGGCAGGGGGGACAGTCTTCCTCCTGAGGCAGTTGAATCATTCATAGAATCCTGTGACTCCATATCATCTGAATCATATTCAAAGTACATGGAGGCAATAAATGGCGGCGTGGCCAGGGAACTCGCCAGGATCATCCTGCCCGTGAACGCCTACACAGAATGGTATTGGAAATGTGATCTTCACAATATTTTTCATTTTTTACACCTCCGCATGGATCCCCATGCACAGATGGAGATCAGGGTGTACGCAGATGCCATGTATGGGTTGATCAAGCCATTCTTCCCAATTGCATGTAAAGCTTTTGAGGACTACAGCTTACACTCAGTACACCTGACTGCTCTCGAGGTTGAAGCCATCAAAAATGGTCAGCCCATCCAGACCTCGAATCGGCGGGAGGCTTCAGAATGGGAGGTCAAGATGTCGGGGCTTGGTTTGGTGCGCAGAGGATCTATGGGCGTATAATGCTAATGATTCATTCCAACCCTTTTTCACATGAATAACAAATAGGGTTACAAACCTCAACAAAGGAGAAAGCATGAAGAAGTGTATTTTTAGTTTGGTAACGGTATTGACAGCAACTTCGGTTGTTTTTGGTGCCCAGCAGCCCCAGGCACCAGTCCAGACAGGAGGTGGGGTGGATGCCCTCTCACTTAGCAATTTCGGCTTCAGCGAAAATATCAATTTCTACAACCTGAACACGGGCAATGTCACCCAGTTCCTGCAGAGGGTTGACTATAATTTTAGCGACAAGCTTGACCTCCACCTGATCCTGCCAGTGTACACAGATGGAAGTACTGGCGCAGGGATGCTCACCTTGGGGGCGCAGTATGAGTTGCTGACGTCTCCTGTGTCTTTTATTGACTCCGTCGATCTCGGGCTGAACCTGATGCTCCCTACATCCTCTGCAGGCTTCGGTGGCAGTGGCGTCAACCCCGTCCTCAATGCGGGCATTGGTGGCAAGACGCCGATTGAGAAGCTGACCTACTCCACTGGCGCAAGTTGGGAGTGGAATACAAATGGAGACTACCTACCCATCTTTGGTGGATTTATCACCTATAATGTGCTGGATGTCGATGCCTCGCTCAACTATGAGATCATCAAGGATCTCAGCGTGGCCGCCAACTACAACTTCTGGTACCTAGACAGCGGCTCTAGTCTGAACACAATCGGGCCGGGCCTAAAATGGGACATGTGCAACAACGCTTCTTTTGACTTCGCGTGTGACATTCCATTCGAGGAGAGTAGTGCCAACGATCTTGACCTCGTGGTCAGGTTTGGTTTGAATGTCAAGTTCTAAAAAAATCTTCAAGAAAGAGAGAAAAGAAAATGGACAACAAGAACTCATGCCCCGTCAAGTGCCCAATGGGTGGCTTCTGCTGGAAGAACCCCGTTCACTGGTTCTTCGGTCTCGCCGTCCTGCCCTTCACGCTGGAAGGTGTTAAGGTCATTTTGGCCGCCATCAAAAATGTTACTGGCTGACAATTGTTTCTTATGAAACGATCCTGCGGGGGCGTCGCAAGACGCCCCCGCTTTCTTTTATAGACGATAAAAAAGCATGTCGGACGGAACGTTCAAGATGAGGGAGTGGAAGTCATACTCGGATGGACTGAGGGACTTCTGTAGATATGTCAACAAAAAAGTTTCGCACGATGTGAAGTCTGTGGTTGAGATCGGATGCTACATGGGGGAGGGAACCAGAATACTTCGCGAGTGTTTTCCCAGGGCGGTGATTCGGTGCATAGACCCATGGAAGACCGGCTTTGACTCCACCGATCCGACTAGTTTCTCAGACATGTCCAAGGTTGAGGAGTCTTTCGACAGCGCCGTGGCACCATTCTCCCACATAGTAAAATACAAAGGGGTTTCAGAGGACTTCATTGACTATCCTGAGTTTAAGAAAATCCATGTGGTCTACATAGATGGATGCCACACATACGAGGCCGTCAAGCAAGACCTGCTCACCTGGTTACCCCGTGCGCGTCTCGCCATCGGTGGGCACGATTTCGGCTCTGGTCTCGAAAGGCTGAAAGGCGTCGAGAGGGCGGTTGTAGAAATAGTCGGCAAGCCTGATATGGCATTTCAGGACACATCATGGGTCAAGATATTGTAGTCAAATCCAAGGCGGTATGGAGGCCTTTGCATCTGTTCCTATACCACAAGGACGATGACGCCACAAGGAACAATTTCGAACAACTGTGCAGCGTGGAGGGCTCGGAGAATGTACAGCCCATATCTGACTGTCGTTCGTTCCTCAAGGGCACATTCAGGGCGGACCATGGAAAATGGCCCTTCCCCCACTGGGATAGTTATTGGATGTGTGATGGATTGATATACAAGTATGTCCTTGCCAACAGGGACAGGGTTTTATCGAGCTCTGCCATTTGCATCAATGAATACGACACATGGTGGCAGATTGCGTCCTCCGAGTGGATGCCGAAGACCGTGGCAGAATCTGACATATCAGGGTCCAATCTTTTGAAATTTGGACAAGACGGCTGGACATTCTTTGAAAAGCATAAGCATCTCGAATTCGCTAATCAGCTGCGTGGTCTGGTTCCGTTCTCGGTGATATGCGTAAAGCCGGAATGCATGGTTGCGATAGCCGAGAGGGTTCGTGATGATACGCGTCTTCACCCACTTTACAACAATGAGATGAGGATAGGCACCACCGCGAATCTGATTGGCTCCCGCATGGGGACGCTTCCCCAAGCAATTGGAAAGAATGTGCAGTGGCACAGGTGCGAATACAGCAAGAATCCTGGGATTTATCACCCGATCAAAACTGCTGTCGCATCCCCGCAAGCCAGCCCGACAGTGAAGAAGACCACCAAGGTGAAGGGTAAGGCATCGAATAAGGCTGGCAAGGGTGAGTTTGCTGTAATCACAGGTGCATTCTATGGGGATCCTCAGCGCTGCTTTGAAGCCGCAAGACGCCTGCGTGCATCGGTTGAGCGATTCGACAGGGAGTTCGTGGTTGTTGACGGACCATGCCCGAAGACTATGCAGGAGATGAAGAACCATCTGATCGTCCCGAAACTTGAGGAGATGGATCACAAGTGGGTCATGTGGCTCGACTGCTCCGATGTCTATTGTGCGCAGGATCCCTACCTTGCGGTCAAGTATGCAAAGGCATGTGGGAAAGAAATCCTTGTGTCAGCGGAGGGGAACTGCTGGCCAGAACCTGAATTCTCATATAAGTTCAGGGCTTCACCATACAACTTCAGTGGCATTGACTACAAATATCTCTGTGCTGGTGTCTGCATGGGCAGGAGGGTTGACTTCATCAGGCACATGAAGATCATGCAGGACATGTATTCTAGACAGAAGGAGCTCATGGAGTCGTGGAGGACAGATCAGGCCACCTGGCACCGCATGTTCCTCAACCAAGCCACGCTTGGCGCTTCAGTTGAACTTGATTATGCATGCCATATGGTCGTATCGACCTGCAATGTGCCGATGGTTAATTTTGTGGAAGGCTTAAGAAATAGAAAACCATGCGTTAAAATAAAACCAACAGGAGGCAAGCCGATCATCCTCCACTTCAACGGCAACGACAAGCACAACACGGACAAGATAAATACTCTGATAGGCATGACAGACACCACTGGATATGAAGAGGGGTTGAGGAAGCCCTACAGTCCTTCGGCGGACATGAGAGACTTCCACAGACAGGTGGTCAGGATGGAAGACATCGTGAAACAAAAACCATCTCCTTCAAAATTCAGACGGGTCATATCATCCATCTAGGAAAAATCCATGAATAAATTGCATCTGCTTACAACAGGAGTCCTTGCCAACGACCCCATGATCGAGTGGTCTTGCAACCATATCGCGGACAGCACCGTAAGGAAATGCTTTGAAACAGACTGGACATTCGTGACGCACAGCGAGGAAAGAGCCAGCAAGGTGGTTCATCAGGCTCGCGATGTGCCAATGGATGTTAAGGTTTTGATAGACCCTAGTGCCAGAAGAAATCGCAATGATTCTACACTGGCTGCAATACGGACACTTGCAGAAGGCGATTGGGTGTGGATCATCCCCGAGGGGGCCATGGCGGATGTCCACTCGGGTGGAGAAATGCTTAAGCTAATCAGTGCTTCCGATGCTCCAATTACTGTCGAAAGAGACTTGTGCCGTGGTATTGATCATCTGATTTTCCGTCGCCCATCGGATGCTGTGCTTGATGGGTCTTCAGATGCAGATGAGTTCTTCACTGACATCAGAAACAGATCCAGATCGATACCCTGCTCGGATGTCTACATATCCCGAGGTGCGGAAAATGACTTTGAAAAGTTATGTGTCATGTATTGGAACATGAAGTTTTGGAAGCACCGATACTCCGGATTCTACCATGACATTCTCTCTCCGATGCGGGGCATGGGCTGCGCTCTCCTTGAAATCGGCGTTGCGTTCGGTGGCAGCCTGAGAACCTGGAGGGACTATCTTGGGGGTGGGGCGGTGTTTGGGCTAGACTCTTACCCAGAGTCTTCCCTTGCGGAGTCTGGGCTTGTCTGTTTGACTGGAGACTCAACCACTGCCGAAGGTGTTGCTGAAGTTTCTAGGATCAATAAGGGCAAGTTCAATGTGATTGTTGATGACGGAGACCACGATCCACAATCGCAGTTCAAAACAGCATGCAATTTCATGCCCCTGCTAAATGAAGACGGTCACTACATCATTGAAACTGCGCACGGATTTGAATGGCTCGTGCCCGAACTGAAGAATAAATTCAGCAATATGAACATCGAGGTCATCGATCAGAGGGTCAGGTCGGGGTATGGAGATTCAGTGATTGTGTACTGCAAAGCATCAAGATAACTCAAACTTTTCTATAACTACTTTCAATGCATTTTGCTTACAAGTTTTTTTTGCAACTCTTCTAGACGAGTTCTCCAGTCATTTATAGCAATATGTTGTTTTTGATTCATTATTTTCTCATCGTCTGATATGCTTCTACATTTTTCTGCTGCCTCTTCCCATGAAGAGGCAACCACCCATCCTTCTATTTTTTCATCTATGAATGTTTCTCTTATTTCGTCGAGACTTCCAACCACCACTGGCAAAGCGCCAGCTGATAGCGCCTCGTATATTCTCAAGCAATTGAGGGACAAATTACCCCTCCCAATTGGCACAAACTTTGAGTTAAGATACATATTTTTCATAGTAGTCTTGTCTGCATTCCCAAAAAATCCATTTTCCAATTTGCCGAAAGCCGCATGCATTTTTGCTCGGTCAGACTTCATATTCCCAACGAAAGACCACATACGTGATCTTTCGCAAGATGGAGTCAAAGATGTTTTCGCGCATGGTTCCGAGAACATGTCAACGCCATATCCTAATGGTATAATTGTAACGTTTTTACAACAAGGGTAGCCTGCATGACGATACTGCCTAAGATACAGTTGGCAATAATTACTTAGACTGTCAAATTTTGGCCTATTCCCCCACTCATCAGAACAATGTATTATGATTGTTGGCTTTATTCTTTCACATACATCTGCAACATCATGATATGAATGCACATTGGATGTGAACACCAAAATTCCATATTTTGTATTTTTGGAAAACTCTATTGTTTTTATTTTTTGCCACTGGAAAAAATTTACAGGAATGTTTGGCAATAACTCCTGTGTGATGAAAGATAGTTCCCACAATCCTTGCTCAAAAAGAATTTCTGCATGATGACACATGACTTTTTTTATCTCTATGCCTTTCTATTTGGTTTTGAAGTCACCTTTGTCACCAGAAAACACCCCTATTCAACCATTCATATTATTTTGTCGGTAATCTCTGAAGCATTCCATGCGCATTTCAAAGTTTGCTGAGAACCATCTTGGCAACCATCTTCTCAGTAATCAAATTTTCCTTGGTGAATGCGAACAACTCATCAAGTATTTCCGCGTAGTCGGATGGGACGATTTTTTGTTCAGCCCATCTATTCGCATTGATTACTTGTTTCTTTGGGAAATTGGTCATTGTCAAGGTTGGACAGGCTTCAAGATTAGGAAAATACGGTACGCAGTGGGAAGCTAGTACCTCGTAGTGCCGGTTACAGTCCCACCCTGCCTTTTTGTGAGTGACTCCAAAAAAAGATTTGTTGTAGTCTGTGTAATAATCTTTTTGTGTCCAAAAGTTCCACTTGTAAGTTGACGGATCGCCGGGTATGCATGTGCCAAACATCTGTTCCTTTTCTAGAAATTTGGTAGCAACAGCAGATTCTGTTGCTGCAAAACTTATTGGCAGAACTCTAGGCCGGCCCGTAACAAGTTCTCTTTTGAAGTATAGTCCATACTGTGTTAAAGACATATCTGTCCCTTGATCGTCTTCTCCATCAAAAATTAGCACACGATCAAAAGGATACACCTTACTTACATCTTCAAAATGATCTCTACATCTACGAATGCTTCCATATACAATCAGATCATAGAACTTATTTAGGATTTTATCCTTGATTGTTTGTGCATCTTCTAAATTGGGAACATGTGCCATTTTTCCGTACCCTATTCCCCTGCCCCACATTCCATTCAGGTCAGGGCATCCCTCAAGCATGTAGAAAGGGTGGTGCGTCTCCCAAATCTTAAATCCAGGCTGGCGAACGAATCCCTCATACACATGGTCGTTCAAAAAGTCAACATGACCAAAATGGTTTACAAACAGTACATTGGTAAGTGGTGTGCTTTTTTTTATGGTTGAGTTTTCGGCCATAGATTATTCATCCTTTTGCTCACAGACTAACTGCACAAGGTGCCCCCAATAGTCGCTATTGGGCGTGATTGTCGGATATCCAACTGGATTGTTATTGAATGTCCATTTAAATATATGCGGCACAGTGCCTTCGATTTCGATAACAAACCCATCTTCGCACGCCTTCCATGATCCTGCTAACTTCGTGCTTTTATCGCTCAAGCACTCCATTATTGATCCATCATCCATCAACTTAATCATTCTGTAAACCACATTATGTCCAAACTGACATCCTGTTTGATGCTCAAGATGCCAGGGACACCAGTACATCTTAAGAGCCAAATCCTTGCCAACAAAATTCTTGGCTTTGAATCCTTTTTTAAGACTGTAATACAATTTGGAAATCAGGTTATCTACATCCATTGGCGCTTTGAGAAGGGCCTTCTGAAGTGACTCGGCATTTACATGTAGAGTTCTCCTAAATGTTCCGTGCACAAACCAGCGATCTCCGGTTTTGCACAAAACAGAAGAGCAAACCAACGACGGCCTCCCCGTCCCTCCAGAATCTCCCCAATCCGATCCTTTTATAGTCTTGACTTTAAGCAATCCAGCAAGTAGACAAATCGCGATATCAGGCGTTCCTACCTCGTCTGACCAGTCCTGAAGTTTGCCATGCCACATATTCTTTTGAGATGAAGATAGTTCTATAAATTCTCTATTAACTACAGCTACGCATCCTGCCATAAATATGTGACACAAATCAAATCCAGGAAAATGCTTTGCTGCCAAGTCGTGAACATGACCCCATGCGCATAAATCGATGCCGGGAGTTGTGATCCAACATGCAGGCTTGCCATCTTCTTGTTTCGCCAAATCACAGAACTTGTCTACATCAATTATAACATCGTCATCACAAAATATGCAATAATCATAATCGGTAGATGCTATTCCATGCTCTAGAGCCCATGCATGCCGTCTGCTTGTGGGATGAGCAGATTTATTTTGTACCTGTACATGATCTGCAGAAATCCATTCCCACTCTTGCGGGATGAAGTCTGGGCGTGGGCCTTCGGAAACAAACTTCATAAATACATCATGTTTTGTTGACTTGATAGCTCCGGCGGTCAGCACATGAAGCCTGTCTATATTCTTGCTTGTCCCAAGGATGATGCACGCTACCTTTTTTCTCATAATCATATCCTTTCATGAAGTGTTGATTTCGTTGCTTTTTCGCTTATTTTATCATGTAGTTTTATAACATGCCGATTTCCCAACAAATAACCTGAGAATCTATAAAATGGGAACAAGCATGAAAACGGACGAATCGTATCCTTTCCATTTTTGTTGCCCTATGCCAACCGGAAATCGATTGTCGTAAAGACCAAAAAAATCAATTGTACTCGAATGACTTGCTGCATCAATCTTCCACCCCCCTGCAGCTGGCTCCCATGCTCCATCAAGATCAGGTCTTCCTTTTGATTGAAATCTTCCATTAGCATGCATGACACAGTCGTTTATGGCAATATCGTTTTGGTCTGGATAGTCTATTCGACTTCTCCACGGCCTCCAAAACCACGCTAAATGGAATGGCATATCCAAATAATTCTTTGCCTTAACCCCGGAACTAATCGTAGGATGAATAGTTTTTAGCAAATCTTTCGCATCACCGAATGGTGCATTTTTCAATGCGCATATCAATGCATCAGGAGGAACAGTCGGACTCTCTCCAGTGGCATGGATATGCCATTGCGTTCCGGAATGAATGAGCAAAGACGAATTTACAAAGTCTGGCCAACAAGTACCACGATTTGTCATTCCACGAACATGCTGTGCTCCTGCAAGAAAGGCTAGTATTGAAATCTGCAAATCAGGTATAAAACTGCTCCTAGATATGTCATGAGATATTTGTAGCATACATTTTAGCAAATCTTCGTTTTTTCTTACATCAACACATAACTCTCTGTTTATCACTGACGTGCAATACCCACACCACATTGAAGATAACTGACGGTTATTTAGATATCTTCTTGCGTGCTTTCTTATTGCTTGTGCAGTTTCTATTTTGCAGTATTCTCCTGGATGTGTAGTCCATACGCATGGTCCATTTTGCTGATTTGCAATTTCAACAAACCTATCCACATCTATGATAACATCATCATCACAGAATATGTTATAGTCATATGACTCATTGGCCACACCGTCTATCAAGGCATGGACATGGCGATCAGGCAGTCTGTATTTCTCACTTGGAATCCAGTTCCAATCCTGAGGAAGAAAACTAGGCTTTTCACCCTCGGCCATAAAATTCATTGTCACTTCATGTCTTTGTGAACGTATTGCACAGGCTGTCAAAACCCTCAATCGATCTATATTTTTCGATGTCCCAAGTATGTTAATCGATATCTTCATGTCAGGAACCCTTCACACCCTTATGTTTGCCGCCCTCTCAAAATAGGCGTCTACAACTTTCTGCACATAGTCCAACTGCCTGTCGTCTATGACTTGACTTGTGCCCACAAAAAATGTGTCTCTTGTTGACTTCGTGGCGTTTGGATATTTCTTTTTTGGATCGCATGTCTTTGCCAAATCCGAATATGCCGGCTGCAACAACAGATTACCTCCGAAATAGTTCCTTGTCTGTATCCTGTTGTCTTCAAGGTACATTGTAAAATGTGAACGCTTTAAATAGACTCCGTCTCTTATTGTCAATGGGAATGCAAACCAAGATGGGTCGGATTTGCTGGTGGCGCAAGGAAGATGGAACACAGAGTCATATTTACTGAAGATATCCATTAGCCTTGCAAAATTCCTTTGCCTCCTTTGTGCGAAAAGCTCTAGCTTTTCTAGCTGCACAAGTCCAATTGCTGCTTGTAAATCTAAGGGCTTTAAGTTGTATCCTATTTCCTCATAAATGTACTTGTGGTCAAAAACATCATCCGGGAACGCAGGAAGCCAATTGCTGAATCTTTTTTTGCACATTCCGTTCTTCAGACATGACGACCCTTGTCCCGTGCAGTAACATCCTCGTCCCCATTCTCTGAGGCTTTTTACCACCTCAGCGCAAGTTTCTGACCGACATGCGACAAAGCCTCCTTCGCCCATGGTTATATGATGTGCAGGATAGAAAGAACAGGAAGCCATGTCTCCAAATGACCCCAAAGGACGTTTGTCAAATGTACTTCCAAGTGCATCGCAACAGTCTTCTAGCAATATCAAATCGTAATTCTTCACTATGGACATAAGCCAGTCCATATCCGGAGGATTCCCAAGGACATGTGCAAACATGATTGCTTTTGCGCCTTTTTTGGCTGCATCTTCAACCTGTCTCAAATTCATATTCAGACCATCGATGTCAATATCTACGAATACGGGCTTGAAACCATTTTGCATAATTGGATTGACTGTCGTAGGGAACCCGGCTACTGGTGTTATTATCTTGCTTCCTTTTGGCAAGTTCCAAAGGCGCTTGGACTTTAATGCAGATACCATCAAAAGATTGGCACTTGAACCACTGTTTACAAGAGCACCAAATCCCTTATCCATCAATTTGGAAAACTTTCTCTCAAATCTTATTCCGCTGTCTCCGAGTCCTAGCCATCCTGATAGCAAAGATTGAACTCCTGCCTTGTATTCGGCAGCATCAAAAAAGCTACCAGCGTATCTCACCCAATCACGACCCTCCGTCCATTCAGACTTGTTTTCATTAAACAACTGCTCTATCAAGTTGTAAATTTGACTTTCTATGGAAGTTTTGTTGATAGTCGGTTCAATCATTTTTTTTAACCTCACGGGCAAGACAATCGAGAGCCTCTAGGGATGTAATTTTTGGCTGATAGCCCAGGCTCAATAGCTTATGATTATTGAGACACACATCATTAACCTGAACAATCTTATGAAATACAGGCGTATTTATGCTCACTATCTTTGAAGACGACTCTAACCTTATTTTTCCATATTCGACAGCATCTTTTATTGTCATGGGGCTTGAATTACTGATGTTGACGACAAAGTTTTTTTCGCTGCATCTTATGCAGTTCATAATCGCACGACAGCAATCATCCACATGCATGAAATCTCTAATAGAATGACCTCCATCATAAAGCTCAACGGTATTTCCGATGGCCAATTTCTCGAACAGGTACTGGATGGCATTTTTTTTGCTAGATGCCCTATGGTCAATTCTTCCAGTGATGCTTGCAAGCCTGAGAATCCTGTATTCAATTTCGAATGTTGTGCAATAGGAAATAAGCAGTTGCTCTGCAACTCTTTTCGTAATCGAATAAAATCCTCTTGGATCACACGGAGTGCATTCATGTGTATTGACGGTGGAATTTGCTCCATAAACAAACCAAGAACTGACAAAGTTAAAGACACCCCTTCGACCAGATTTTCTGTAATCTTCTAGAACATGTATCAGTTTTGTTATGTTGGTATCAATATCTAGAGTGGGTTTGTCAAAAATGTTATAGTTGTCTGTCGTGCTTATCATGTACAAAACGTCATCGCTGCATGACTTATTTTCATACCTTCCAATGGGAAGGCATTCTTCTTTGAACATGGAGACAAAGTTGCTTCCAATGAATCCGGTAGAGCCGAACACTGAAATCATTTTAGATCCTGACCTTTGGCAACATTCTGCTCACATACTCCATGTATCTAGACATCTGTGGAGAACTGAAACCACTACTTTTTATCGTCTCGGAAAGAACCCATCCTTTTTGCATCGCTATCTCCTCAAGACACGCTATCTTGAACCCATGCTTCTCCTCCACGCTATGGACGAAGTTTGATGCTTCCAGCAGACTGTCATGGGTTCCGGTGTCGAACCATGTGAAACCCCTACCGAGTCGTATTACATGGAGTTCTCCATGTCCAAGATACATCTGGTTGATTGATGTTATAGACAACTCTCCATTTACAGATGGAGTCACCTTGCGTGCGAATTCGCAAACCCTTTCATCATAAAAGTACAGCCCAGGGACAGCCAGGTCTGACCGTGGTTCGATTGGCTTCTCCTCTATGGACACTGGCATCCCGCTACTGTCAAGTTCAACCACCCCAAAGTCTCGTGGGTTCTTGACCATGTATCCAAAAATCGTCGCACCATGCGTTCTTGAAACGGCTTCTTCCAATTGACCGGTGAATCCCGCTCCATAAAAGATGTTGTCACCAAGGGCAAGACAGCACCTTCCGCCCGCAATAAACTCTTCCCCAATCAGGAAGGCTTCCGCAAGTCCCCGAGGCGACTGCTGAACCTCTATGGTCAGATTCAAACCCCACGATGATCCATCGCCAAGCAGGCGTACAAAATTATCTCTGTCCTGTGGCGTCGTGATCACCATGATGTCCCTGATGCCCGCAAGCATGAGGACGGATATGGGATAATAGACCATTGGTTTGTCGTAGACGGGAAGCAGATGCTTCGATATTGCCTTTGTGGCGGGATATAGTCTACTTCCTGTCCCCCCTGCCAAAATTATCCCCCTCATCGTGCCATCCATTCTCTGTTGTTCATGTACCAAGCAACAGTTTCACGAAGTCCATCGCTCAATGATTTTTTTGCCCTCCACCCGAGCTCTTTCTGCAACTTGGATGATTTTATGGCATATCTGCAGTCATGTCCAATCCTGTCTTTTACATGGGTGATGAGGTGTCCATACTTTTCGCCGTCCAAATCTTCCATCGTCTTCAGAATCTCTTTGGCAACCCATATGTTTTCTCTAAAGTCTTCTGAAGATATGTTGTATGTCTCACCAGCAGCGGACGACTTGGCAATCAAAACGAGGGCATCGCAGTGGTCTTTGACATGCAGCCACTCTCTCACTTGTCTGCCGTCTCCATATATGGGTACTTCTCTGCCTGACATGGCGCACGATATTGTGTTGGGTATGAATTTTTCTCTAAACTGTCTTGGTCCATAATTATTTGAGCAATTGGTCACCACATGTGGAAGACCGAATGTCTCGCCCCAAGCCCGCACCACATGATCAGAGGCCGCTTTGCTTGCAGCGTATGGATTTCTTGGGTGGTATCTGTCCATTTCATCTGTGGGGGGATCATGAGGCTTTCGGGAGCCGTAAACCTCATCAGTACTCACATGCACAAATAAAAAGTCAGACACGCCTTCAGCTTCTCGCCACCTGTTGACGGCATCCACAAATCTCCATGTCGATTCAACATTTGATTTAAAAAAATCACCAGGAGACGATATGGATCTGTCAACATGTGTTTCAGCTGCAAGATTTATCACACGCCAAGGGTTGTTCCTCTTCAGAGTATCCATAACGACATCTGCGTCACCAATGTCGGCATGAATAAATTCATCCCCCCCAGGCGTTGGCGTGCTCCCGATGTGCACCGATGGTGCCAGGTTGTCTATGTTCACCACCCTGTCGCCTGCTGACATTATGGCGTCCACCAGATGCGAACCTATGAATCCGCAACCACCCGTCACCAGCCATGTTTTTTTGTTTTTATGTTCCACGTACACATAACTATTTACCTACCGATTGCCATCACCCCTCCAACGACAAAACCGCACCCAGGGTGCGGTTTTGTCGTGCAAATGGCGTATTTTAAGAATTAACTCTGACGCATGGTGTTCTGCGTGGCTGCTGTCGCTTCAGTCTCACTGACCATCTGGTACATCTTTCGCAGAACAGCACCCCATTGGTTCTGCACCGCCATGTACATCTCACGCTGAACCCAAATATCAGCCTGCGAATTCTTCAGCGCAAGGCGCAAAGCCTCTGCTTCCTTTGCCCTCATCTCCGCCCTTGATCTTGTCTGCTCCAGTTCGTTCATGATCGCCCTAATGCATTCCTGCTCATCCTGATCAACTTGCTGAAACCCTGCCGCACGTATACGGTTTTTAGTCTGTTCATCAAACATAAAACAATCATACGCTCCCCAACAACGGGACTGGCGGGACTCGAACCCACAATCTGCCGCTTAGAAGGCGGCTGCTTCATCCGATTAAGCTACAATCCCAAATTGGTCACGAGCAAGATGTGCAGCGCGTCATGAACCACGACCCATTTTTGGTCATGGATCCTGAAGCTCCGCACATCTCGCAGATCGCTCCAGACATGGTTTCTGCCATATTTATCATGCCCCCAATCTCCTGTTGGTGCTGACCCGCAATATACACCCTCAGGGTTCCAAACTTTTCCTTCACCTGCATCACGGAAAAGCGCTCCTCTTCAGGTTCCTTCATCTTGCGCCAAGACGCATCCATCAACTTAAAAAGTCTGTCAAGCAGAACATCCCACCCAGTGCCGCATTCGATGTGACAGTGTATCCACGGGTACTTATCGTGCCACACAAATCTCAAATCTTCTTTGGGCTTGATTGCTTTGTCGTTGTCCATACGGTCTCTAATGACACCACTGGGGATCGAACCCAGGACCTAGAGGTTAAAAGCCACTTGCTCTACCAGCTGAGCTACGGTGTCTCGTAATGAGCGGTTGCTCTATTTGGATGTCTAGTCGGAACCATTCTTGATGTTATGGGCGTACAGAAGACACAAATATCCAAAAGGTGTCATATCTTCTGCGTCTCCTGCTTGGTTTATGACTGCAATCTCTCCATCTCAATCACCAACTGCTCCACCAATATGTGAGCATGTTTCACCATCCTTGAAGACAGTGAAGGTTCCACTTCTATACGGAGTAAATTCCTGATGGTGGATGTGTCACTGGGGCTGAGGTGGCTCGGCAGTATTATCGGTCTTTGCGCGAATGAATTCCTGTCGTGGCATGTACGGGAAAGAGATCTCTCTTGCCTCGACACCCTGAGGGGTGTTCTGATCTGAGATAATGACCACTGCATGAGCGTCGAACGAGGTTCCGTCCGCCCGACGGAACACATGGGCACAACGTGTGCTCTGCTGCTTCCCCTCGCCGTCGGTCGGATGCCACTCATCTTCTGTCCCGGTGAGCGGGGTGATGACTTGCATCTGGGAGAGGCGACCAAAGAGTGAAGACGCCAGCCACCTGCTGCGGTCGTCGCCAGGAAGACCCTCAAGGATCTCTAGCATCCTTATCACGGCTCCTTCGATTCGGACGATCCATGGGTCGATTGCCTGCCCCTGCCCAGCAGACTCCCTTGCCCTGGTGGCGACGACAAACTCTGAACGGGCAAAATCCGTCAGCATGGATACATTTACTTCATTTGCAACTTCAGTTGTCATGGTTGTCCCTCTTTCTTGTTGTTGTTGTTGTTGTTGTTGTTGTTGTTGTTGTTGTTGATGATCTCGTCGAGAATTTTACGGTACTCATTGATCCCACGAAGCCCCGTGATCCGCAGTTTCTCCTGTCCGCCATGCCACACCGTAATGGTTGGCAGCGCTTGTATGGAATTTTCTCTAGCAAAGTCAATATTTGACTCACAGTCTACCTTGACCACCCTGGCACGACCATTGTATTCATTAGATAACTGGTCCATGGTGTTGGAAAGCACGCGGCATGGACCGCACCAGTGTGCCCACCAGTCGACCAAGACGGGCATATCTGATTTTACGACAAGAGCATCAAAGTCGATGCTGTCTATCTGCTGAGCGTTGTGCTGTATGATCATGCCAACAATCTTACGACTGTGGCGGGTCAGACCTGGGCGGCAAGCAACTTTTTCCACTCTTTGGGCACCACCAGGTCAAAAGCATCCTTGATACCCTCTCTACTGGACTCTGAAGCCATCCTGATCATCTCTTTGAGCCTGTCGAGGGGATCTGCAACCGCAGGTAGGTACATCCGGAGGATGGTGTAGGACCCTGAAGGGTTGCTCATGCACATGTCCACGGCTAGTTGTCTCGATGATATGGAGTAAGCATGGTGAAGTTTTCCGTCATCTTCCATTTCTATTCCAGAACCATGCACTGAAATTACATATTCTGTTGAAAGATCGACCACCTCTTCTATATAATCCGGAATTTTTTGCACTAACTGCAAATAAGAAGTCATGTCACTTATATCTTTTTTGTATTCATCGGGTTTCTGCCATAGCGATTTTACTCGATCAGGTATTGTATCAATGCTGCCAAAAATGGCACGAAGTTCTTGGGCGTAAGTTCTTAGTCGACTGAGTGATTCCTTGCCAACGACATCATTTGGCCAAAAGTCGAGTGCACTTGGCCTACTGACAGTCATCGATATATATCAATTATGATCTCTATCTCATCTTGCAGTTCTGATATCTTCTTTTCGCAACATTCGGCGTCCCCACAGTTGCGAAAGTCAGGAATCTCCAATTTGTTCAATTCATGATGAAAGTCGGCAGAGCGCATGAGATCTTTTGCACCTGATATCATACTTGCTGCCAAGTTCTCGCTGTCTCTGCACATGTCTTCCATGGGCATGTTGTAGCCAGACTTGGCCCTCTTCCACCAGGTTGCGGCATCGGCGCCCTTGAGCTTGTGGTGTGATGTCATGTGCGGCTTCTTCCCAACTCTCTTCTTCTTCTCTGCAGTTCTCTTCTGTCTTGTGGCTCTTTTCTTTTCGTCGTCGCTCATGCCGCGCGATGTTGATGGGGTCTGGCGAGATACTTTTTTAGATGGACGACATTTTGGGTACGCCCCCTTTGAGGCATCACTTCTTCCACAAGGCGGGTGCTTCCCATCCTCGTCCCTGCGCGATATGTCAACCCACTTCTCCTTGAACCATCTGTCAAGGCTGGCGACCTTTTCCATGTCGTCTTCTACCTCTTCGTATGTCTCAGAGAATACTGCGCCATCTATTCTGTAGAACCCCTTGTCTCCGTCACGCATCAGCTGGTCGCCTGGCTTGAGCACCATATCTTCTCCCCATGATGCCTTGAAGTTTATCTCTTCTGGGCCTCCATACAGGGCCGCATACCTTATGTCCCCTTTAGGTCTGATGTCGCCGCCAATTTCCCCATCGTATTTGTTGCTGAACTGACTACTGTCAACAACATATACTTCTCCCTTGGGTCCAGATATGAGTATATCCCCAGGCATCCCCTCCTTAGAGGTCTTATCAAGGTCTGTCACTATCCTCTCTCTCCTGCTAAGGACAGTGTAGGTGAGCGGCTGCATACTGCCGTAATCGGCATCAGGCATATACCTGTAATTAATATTTGATTTCTTCCTGACAGGCCTAAATTGCAGTCCTGATGCTATTTCCTGTATGTCTGCCATCCTGTCCTCCATTAAACAATATTTAACAAAAATAATGCACCAACCCTTTTTAAGATATGCCAATCATGGAGGCGACTTGAGACTTCCAGTTTTGGATGGCCTGCTGAATGCTCATGCCACTATTGTTCTCTCGAAGGAGATTCCCCACCCTTTCTTCCAATTTGGACGATGTGCCTCCCCCCCAGACCTCTCTGTCAGCCAGTATGTAGGGTGGAAGAACTCCGAAATGACGGAAAATATTAAGCTTGTGTTCGGTGTGAAAATCATCAAATAGCAATTTGAAAACAAATGACACTATCTCAGTTGCCCTCGGGTAGTTAGTATTCATCAATTGTGAAAAAAGTGCTTCTAGAAATAATCTTTTGCAAATTCTATTGCCACTCTTTGCGCACTCTTTGGCCACTTCTATCACAGCAAATTCTGGCACGCCTTTTTTGGGTTCCAACTGCCACGGGAGTATCCCGCCCTTGTTCCCGAGATTTCCGATCATTATTTTTTTTGAATAATCGCTCAAATGCCCATGTACTCTGCAGTACCTTTCTGCATATTCTATAACCCTCTTGTCTCCCAGGATCTCTTGACGGTACATGTCTATCATGTCTTTTATTATGGTGGGTAATTCACTGTCTTCGTTCGCCTCATTAAGTTGAGCCATTGCAGGAGACCAATATTGGAATTTTTTGCTACTTAGGTATGATCTTTCTATAAGGTCAGCAGCAGCTTGTGAATCTGGAAGCATTTTTTTCATGACCTGTGGATTGAGATCACTTAATGGAGAATTTGAGCCATCATCTTTGTGATGTGTATATATTGACATGCCCTCATCTCCCAAGTCTCCAGAGAGCATTGCAAGAGCCCACAGCCTTTTTATCCATCGACATGGACTTGCTTGCTGTGCAATACTGATCCTGATCCAATTGTCAATCAGGTGTGAATGCATCAGAGCAAAGACAAGATCCGCAAACGACTCAGGTGTGCTGTCACTGTTCTCCTTGGCAATATTCTTGATCACATTGCCGAGTTTTTCGGCAAAAACATTTCGCCTTGACCAACCAGTGTCAAAACCTCCAGATTCCGTCATCATGGTGGCTTCCGCTCTCCAACTGGCAAGCCCGTACAGGTGCACAGTAGAACTGAATGATTCAAGCAAATTTCGATCTGCCGCCATATTTAGTAGAAATTGCTTCAGTCTACTTTCAGACCCTCCCTGCACGAGAGCCTCAAGGCGTCTAATTATCAAATTCATGAAAGATTGACCGGATTGCAAATCATCGAGCGCATCGTTTTCATTGCCTTCCCATTCCGTATCAGATACATATCTAAGAAGAAATTCTGACATTTCAGGATTCGCATTTTGTTCTACAAACCTTACGAACCCCTTGGGCATCGGTCGACCAAGCACGACTGCCCTCCATGCATCCCTATCAAGTTCATCTCCATGCTCGTTGACTACTGATGTTTTCACAATGCTGTACATATCATTTTCTTCTGGTTCTTCGGATCCAAAATATTCTTCGATGTGCTCGTCATGCATGGAGTTGATTCTTGCCGTATATCCCTCACCTTGGTGTTTTGGATTTTTGGGTGTTATAAAAAACAGGCTTCCCACCTTATTCAGCGGTAGGACATCGGATCCTCGTCCTTTGTAGATGTCATACACCAAGAGAGGCTTGGCCACGCCGTCTGAATCGATGCCCGTATGGTCTTGGTGGGTGCTGTGTGCACTGATTGCAGGAGCCGTTGCAAGCATTTCAACACGCCAATGCATGTTCTCTCCGATTTTGAATGTCTTCTTGTATTCCATGATGGCTTCGGTCTCTGCCATGTTCTTCTTGTGCTGATGATGCCACCCGAACATAAATTCTTCAAAATCATTTGCTGTTTTTGTCTTCATGATGCTCAACAGTGTGCCTGCTTCGCCATATTTCTCCATCAGTTGTGGAAGAAAACGCATGGCACTGACATACATGCCAGGCCATCCGCCATATTGCTCACAAATGACAATCATGTGATTGTGTAAGACATCTGGCACATCGTTTGTCAGTGCGTATTCCCAAACACTCCTCAGTGATCTTTCTGTCATTTTCAGCTTCTCCGCTCCGACTGGCGGCTGCCATGGGCTGCTCATCCTCTTGCTTGCCGCAGACAGCATGGTGCGTATCAACCCATCGAACCTGTCCTTCCGCAGGAGGGGAGTTGAGGCAGACGCCGTCTTCTGTGGGGTCTCCAATTCTCCGCCGCCCATCCTTTGGAGCCACCAGACCGCAGCCTGCCTCCCCTCATCGTCCCTGAACCTGCCATCCCTCAGCAGTTTGCCAACGACTGGTTCAAGCCATTCATCCTTAATCCTTGGGGGGGCATCTTTATTCTTCTCTGAAATGAGATAATTTGTCAGCTTGTTGATGTAAGAATTCTCGTCGATCTCACCAGAAAGCATGGCATCTGAAAGCAGCTGATTGATAAACTCTGGCTGTTTTGCGAGCAGGAAACTGTCCATGATTCGGCTCTGGATTTCCCGCTTCTTATCAGCCATGACATGGTAGGGCGGATCCCCCCTCATCAACATCTCAAGATATTTTGCGGACCACTCTGGGAAGTTGTTTTCATAAAATAACCCAGGCCAATCGATTATAATCTGCCTGAAAGTTTTGAACTTTTCTCCATCAACTTTACCGCTCATGATCTCGTCAAATTCTTTCATGAGCCATGACGGAGGATATGCGTTCTTATCGAACCAATCCAAGATTAATTTGGTGGCCTGCTCGTGCCTGTTCTCGCCAAGACCATTAACCGCAGGTCGCAGCAATCTTTGCAACGCAACTGGAAAGTTAGAATTTGGACGGTCTGTCATATTGACCCAAGTTGGACCAGCATAATTTAGACTGCTAAGTGCGACCAGGTGCATTGACTGGAGCAGTTTTGTGGAAATCGGTTTTTCTAACATCTCTAAAACTATTTTACCAACTGAGCCATACGGAAGTTCGTCAACGACCCAGCTGGCTAATTTGTCGTATTCAATTTTTTCCTTGTTGGCCCTTTCAAGCATCCATGGTGACGAGAGCGAAATGTACAAAGCCACATTGAAGATCGAACCAGCGAGCCAAGCGAACAGCAGCCTATGCCCTCCAGGTATGTCGTTCGGATTGTTCATCACCCTCTTCAGAACCTTGATTTCTAGTTCTGTCAGCTGCACACCCATGACGGTGTCCACCGAATTATTTCCTAACCTTGCGATCATGTTCCCTATAACATACTCAAAAACTTCTTTGTTCCGAAATACATTCGATGCTACCCGTTCCATGTTATGGTCGGTTTCTGCGACATAGTAGGCTGTTTGATGTCTTCTGATTGCTTCTGATTCAGCAACCTTGATGAGACCATCTTCTGATCTGTATATATTCTTCATCTAGGTGTTAATTTCCAACAGACTTTCCCCACTCCTCTTGATATTGCAATCATCCTTGGGAGGTTACAAGCATATAATTCAATAACGAAGTCTGTCGACATCGGAGAAAAATGACATCCCAGAAACGCATACAATTTGTACTCAAAGACCGCTATATCTACGAACAAAAGACCAAGGCATATGGATTGTACAATTCATGTAATTTTGTTTCAAGAACCTTGGAGTCAATGGGGCATGTCACCGATGTGGTGCAGGTTGTTGATGCAAACGGCATAGACAAGGAGGTTCACAGATTCACATGACCACAAAGTACGGCTCTGAACTTGGTATGTCAACCTGTTTTGTTGATAGTCCATCCCGATGCTGTCTTCACCCATCCATATGAGGTTGCCTTGCCGAAGAGCCTAGCAAAGAAACCCGGCTTCTTCTTTTCTGACCAACTTTGCTCTGGTTCGTGAATATCGACCTCCACAGAGCCGCGCTTTATGACCATGCTTGCCACCGATGCCGGCCCCCCCGACCTACCCCTCAGCGAAAGATACTCGAGCGGACTGAATGAGGCATACGCCTTCACGGTGACACGATGTCCTGTTGTTTGGAGATTTTCAATTATAACAGAGGCGTCCTGCTTTTCGTCACGCTTGTTGTAGTGTTCAGGTCTGACATTCTCTGTGTAGTCCAAATCTGCCCTATAGCCGTGAGTGGTGCTTTCTGAGACATGCTGCTGCTGACCGCTACGCATGACATAGACTGTCCCATACTCATAGCCTCCGAGTTTTAGTTGCTCACCCGAAGTCTTGTATCCAATTGTGTCCTTTATTTTGCCGAGGGCATCATTCGACAGTTTTGCGACATCGAAGCGCTCTCTATCGTTGTCCGTATATGACTTCCATTCGCCAACTTCTCCACCAGAATGTCCTGTCACCCCCATCATGTTACCCATGCCCGAAACTTTTTTCATGTTCTCGTTTCCCGTTTTGTGGTTGTACATGGCAGACTTGATCCACCCTGCCATCCTGCCGATTTTTTCCAAAGATTCTATGTCCACGACTAGCAACATATTTCCATCTATCCACACTACATCCTCTAGTCTGTTTATGTCGCATTTTGGCGTACTGCTTGTAAAAATATGCAGGATATGGTCTTGTATGTGTAAATATATTGTGTAGGAGATGTAAAATTCATCGCAAATTTTCCAAATCAGAGTGGCTCAAGATAGGCAGAAGAACAGGGTGGCTGAGCAACTATCCATCGCATCCAAGGTCTGACGGCATTGTCATTTTTGGAATTTCCGGGGATCTTGCCAAAAAACAAATATTCTCTGCACTCCATGGTTTGGCCCATGATGGCAAGTTGGACATGCCAGTGATTGGCTTCGCAAGAGAAAAATTATCAAACAGTCAACTGGTCGACATGATGCGTTCCAATGTCGAGGACGCAGAAGAAAATGTAATTAAAGAAGTAGCAGAGCGCCTGCACTACATCAGTGGCGATGTGGAAAGCCCACAAGACTTCAATGAACTGAAGGCATCGCTTCGTGGCTGCAGGCATCCCCTCATCTACCTGGCACTCCCGCCCCAAGCATTCAAGCCTGCAATACTTGGTCTGAAGAATTCAGGATGCAATCGCGGCTCCAGACTGGTGATTGAGAAGCCTTTCGGCGAGGACAGGGAATCTGCACGGGAACTCAACAGGGTTGTTCATTCTGCATTCGACGAGGCAGATGTCTTCAGAATGGATCACTTCCTCGGCAAGGATGGGGTGCGCAGCATCCTTGACATCAGGTTTGACGACCCTGAGCTTGACCGCTTCTGGAACAGCAAGAACATCACATCTGTGGAGATATCCATGGTGGAAGACTTCGGCATCAAGGAGAGGGGTCAGTTTTACGACCACGCAGGATGCATCAGGGACGTGGTGCAGAACCACCTGATGCAGGTTCTGTCCTTCCTGTGCATGGAGCCATATGGCGCAGGCGACTCGATCCGTGACAAGAAGTCAGACCTCCTGTCCAGGGTTGCCCAGGTGAACCCTGAAGATCTCGTCGTCGGTCAGTTTGAGGGATATCTCAAGGAGCCGGGGGTCAAATCGGGGTCCAAAACAGAGACATATGCAGCCATGAAGATGTCCATCAACAACCCGAGATGGAAAGGAACGACATTCCACCTCAGATCCGGGAAGCGCATGCCCATCACCAGCACCGAGGTGGTCATCAAGATGCGGAAGGTTCCCGATGTCGAATGGCCAGAAAACTGCGTGGTTGATGGGGATATTTTGCGCATCCAACTGGAGACCCACCAGCAGATCCCCACCTATGAACGTCTTTTCAGCATGGCCATGGTCGGAGATGCAACATTCTTCTCAAGAAAAGACGAGGTTGATCACCAGTGGAGAATATTTGATCGGGTTGTAGGTGGTCAGCCCAAAACGCAAAAATATGAACAGGGGACATGGGGGCCTGACTCTTCAGGCGTTGGCCCAGCGAGCGGATGGACGAAGCCCATGGAACCAGATCAGGAATGAGCACATGAAGAACATATTTAACCTATACAAGTCAACGCATGCAAAACTTGCATCCCGCAAGCCAAAGGTGCTCGTCGTCTCCATTTCGGGGATGATTGAGAAGAAAGACCTGCAGCCCATCAGTGATGTTGCGGACATGAAATTGGTTATAACGGAACCCATATCCGAGCAGAAGTTGGCGCAGATGTGCTCTGGCTTCGACCACCTGATGCTCAACATGGACGCAGTCAAAATGAAGGGCAATTCTAAGCTCACCAAATCTTTCTACTCAAACCCAGGCACTGCCGATCTCCAGTCAATATGCGTTGACATGACAGGCCTTGACTATTTCAGCCCCCATGAAGCATCTGCTGCTGGCGTGCAACTGACTTCTGTGGATAACTATTCAACCAGAAGCGTTGCTGAAACTGTCCTGTGCGAGGTTCTCCTCCACTCCAGAAACAGACACCTTGCTTACATGGATGTTGTTTCAGGAAAAGATGCCAAAACCCGCAAGGGTATCAATCTGCTCAACAAGAGGGCGGGGATCGTCGGTTGCGGCAACATCGGTTCGGAGGTTGCACAACTCTTGCGCTGCACGGGGATGGATGTTATCGGCTGGAACCATGCGCCCAAGCCCGGCCTGGAGATCACGCCACTCAAAACCCTGTTCTCCCAGTGCGATGTGATCTGCATCAGCATGAAGACGGTCAGCGAAGGTGAAGGTAAAAATCTGGGGATGATCGATGGAGATTTGCTTGGTCGGTGCAGGGGTGCCATCGTCGTCAACCTCGCCAATGCCGTATTGGTGGACAACGCCGCCATGTCCTCCGCAATCGAGAACGGTAAGGTGATCGGATATTCTGTCGGAGGAAAAGACCTTAAGGACAGCCCTTCCGAATTGAAGATTCTTTCTGCTCACAAATGCGTCCACATCTGCGCAGATGACGCATGGGATTCCGACGAAACGCGCTCTATCCTGAAGGAGCGCTGGGTCGGGAATATGCTTGACACAATTTCCTCGCCGCACGGATCTGCAGATGAACTCGTGAAGGCTAGTATGCGTATGCTCATGCGGCGTAGGCACTTGTAGGGAGGTTCACATGGATGAGGATGATTTCAATACTGTTGCAACCAAGTTCATAACTGCAACAGCAAGCTTCATTTTGGGGATGATCATCGCGCAGATGTTCGGGTTCTAGAATATCCGCCGACCGTCTCCCACGTAAATTTTTTTTTACAGACCCCCTCTCTGGGGGCGCAGGGTTTTTTTTAGAAAATATATTTCCGGGGGGTTATATACGAAAACTCTGGGTTGGTTTTGAGATGGGGGTGCATCCCCCTTCAGAAGTATTTGCTCTCCAGTTGGGCCCGCATCTGGTCAAAGACCTTTTCGGCATGCGCTTCTGAGCCCATTTCCATCAGTGACTCCATCACTCTCTTCACAATTCCTCCAGGGTTGAGCTCATTCCCATTGGTGACAACCACTACCCGACCACGTGGTTTCTTCACTTCCATGTAGATAGGTTTCGCATTTGTCACTTTGAGTTCTTCCCTGTTCAGCATGTATGTGATGATAAATTCCCCTGATGCTGTCACCCCGTCCATGCCAGGTATACTGATCCCCTCCAACCTGCCCTTCCACTCCCCTTCGACTTCGTCCACCCACTCACCACTGTTCGGGTCGTGGATCATGCCGCTCTCCTCCATCGTCTTCCACTCGAGTTGGCTGTAGTGATCTTCGTCCAGTATGGGATAGTTTTCTAACTGCTCTCCTATCTTCTCCGCCTCTGCCAGTGCCCCCCTGTCTGACTCGTGGATGGCAAGCCACTCGACCCATCCCACCGCAAAGTGGCTCTCAGTCACCGCCTGCACTGTCTCTGATTCGGGTATCCTCTCCAGCTGCACCTCCCAGTTCGAGTTATCCAGGATTTCCGAATCTCGGTGGCGTCTGACGGGGGCCGCATACCAGCCATCCCATTCCGCACCGAAATAATTGCTCGGGGTTCTCCAGCGCTTCAGGTGCCTGAAGCCAACCTCCCCCTCACCTTCAGCCCTCTTGAACCAGTTCATGGTGTCTCCACACGACATCTTACATGGCACTGGAGAACACACCTCTAGAGACAGGTGCTGCACCCAAGGGCTGTAAATAACCCGTCACACAAACGGAACTAGAAAGTTGTCATCCCCAGCAGGGACACCGCCTCTGGGGGTTTGGAGCCGCATTTCTTCCCGAACCTCAGGGGTCGATCAGGTCTCTGGGTTGTCGTCGATCTTGGTTTGGATCTTCAACGAATCAGGCTCTTTTTCGATGCAGTCGAGTGGTTTTTTGATAAGGTTTCTCCACCCCCACATGAGGAGGATGGTTGCCAGTGGTGCGTACCAGAAGAGCCATCCGTAGCTGGATGTGTGGACGCCCGGTTCTGCGAGTTTTGTTTTCAACTCCAGCATCACTGCGTTGTCTGTCGTCTTGTTGGGGATGATGACCGGGTCACTGGAGCAGCCTGCTGCGAAGCATATTGCTGCGAAGCATATTGCTGCGAAGCATATTCCCAACATGATTAATGGAATCTTTGTGATGAATTTCATTTCTCTGCGCCTCATTACTTTTTGGTTGTTGCTGCGGCAGTGCCGAAGTAGAAGCCAACAATGCTGAGGAGCACTTCGCGGTTTTCTGATGTCCAGAAAAACCCATTGACCTCAACGAATGCTTTCTTGACCGTTGCCGGGATGAGGCCAAAGAGGCCTTCTGGATTCTTCACATCGACTTCGACGAACGTTGGAATCCCAAAGAATGGGAGGATGAACGGGGCTGCGAACGCCCCAAAGAGGATCGTCAGCACAATAATCTGACGAACCACCCTGCCCGTGTCGATTGGAACCCTCGCTGCTGCTTTGTCTTGATTTTCTCTTGTCTGTATGTTCGCCTGAATCAGTTGGTTGAACATCTCCTTCTGGTCGGCGCTCTTCTGCGCCATGTACCTGAAGAGGAACCCCACAAGTCCACCACCAACCAGGCTTATAAGTTCAGATGAAAACATGCCTTCTTATCCTCTTTCTGTCCTGTTGCGGAAATTGTTGCAAATTTGTTCATGTTGATGTATCATCGATTTATGTCCACATTTAGATACCTTTAAAAGAGGAAAGAACCTTCATTCCACTCCACACCAAACTTCACCTTCCGATTGGAATGTTGGCCACATCGGATATGGTTATGTGCTTTATCCCAACCGTTCCCGTTGAAAAGCGGCGGAAATAACCAGTGTTCGCGATGTGCATGATCATGTGGAAGAGGTAGTCGGGCAGGAGCAGGTCGGTTCTCTCCACCTTCACACCGATCAACTCTGACCCCCAATCCCTCACGGGGGTTCCCACCCTGTCGGGGCTCCCGCGCCTGATGATCCAGAAGTCGGCGTCCTTCATCCCCACCTTCAGGGTGACAAGGTCACCAAGGGTGAGATGGTCACCAGACCCTGCCTCTCGTGCTGCTCCTGCAACTCGTGCTGCGGTCTTCTCACGCCTCCCAAGCTTCCTGAGAGCCGCAGAAACGATCTCCCTGTGGTCAAATGCCATGGTGGGCAGTTCCTCCAACGGAAACCACTCTGCGTCTGATGCGTCGTCCCCGCCCCTTGCCCGGGGGCTTCCGTCAACGCGAACGGCAAATGCATGGGATTTGGTCCATGAATCTGGGGAGTCGCGTGGGTCTCTGCCTCCACCCTCAAACACCCCCACCTCAATGAGGTCTCCAGGGTCAACGGATACACCTGTTTCTTCCAACGTTTCACGGACCGCTGCCTCTCTCGGAGATTCACGACCCTCTTTCCACCTCTCACCCCTCTGTGCGTCTGTGTTGATGAAGCCACCTGGGAGGGCCCACCTGCCGCCCTCCACAGCCCCCCCGGAGCGGAGAACCAGAAGTATTTCTTCTCCCCCGGTTTTTCCTCTGAGAGCCACAAGGTCAACAGTTGGATTGACCCCCAAAAGGTGCAGGGTGTCTTTTGCCCTCTTGTACCACATGTCAGGTGTCCTCTCCAGCACGGGTAGAGGGCCGCCGCCCGGCATCTGTTGACATCCTCCTCCGGATTGCGGAGATGCGATCCTCGTGCGCCTGCAACGCGTCGTAGGCCTCCTGCCCAAGTTCTGCATCACTGACTGTCGCAAGCGGAATTGCACCTGTCATCACGGCAAAGTCGCCGTCTCTGCGGATTTCCGCCCCCAGCTGTGCGGGGGACATGTTCTCATTTCTCCCCCGCAACGCTGCTTGCCGCATCAGTTCTTCAACACCAAGACCCATGTTGCTCCTGTTGGGCTCATCATCTCCGCCGGACGGGTCGTCTTCTTCCCTCTCGCGCAGGTCCAACTCCGTCTCAAGCATGTCGATGATCCCCTGGGGTGCGCCAGCCATGTATGCGTGATCCAACATCTCCCCAACCTCTCTGTCCGTGTACCCTGTAAACCTGCCAGCATCGATTTCCGCACCGCTCCCCCCTGGAGTGGGAGTCGCGCCCCCCATCTCTTGTCTGATGGTCTCGGCTGCTTTCTGCACCGCAATCTCAAGCTGCTCGCCAGCCGTGTCCATCTCGCCACGGCCCTTGACCTCGATGTCGTAGGTCTGATCCTCGCGGAACTTGCGAACTGCCTCGTCCAACTCTGCTGGTGCACGGTCATCTTCAAGCAAAGACTCGACAGTGTCCGCAAGATCCTCTGGAGTCTGAATCTCTGCACCGTCACCGTTGTACCTGTCCCACGCCTCAAGCAGTGACCTGTATGGGTGCTTGGCACGCTGCTGCTCAGGATTGTCATTCGCAGCGCCCCACCAGTTCATCCCTCTGCCCCCCCCGAAACGGAGGACCAGAAGTGTTTCTTGTCCCCCGGTTTTTCCTCTGAGAGCCACAAGGTCAACAGTCCGCTTGGACTCTAAAAGGTGCAGGGTGTCTTTTGCCCTCTTGTACCACATGCTACACGCCATTGTGGGCGCAGGCAGAGAGCCGTGCGACTAATTTTCTTTCAGCCTTTTTGAGCCAACAAGCCTTCTCAGCAACGCGCAACACTATGGCTAGGAAAGTCTGTGTGAGCATGTGCTATTCTTCTGTCTGAAGAGGGCGATTGATGAAGTCCTCTATTCATTGATGTCGTTCGGCCGCCTCGCGGACGGCCTCATCGCTGAGAGGATCTCCAGTCGCATTCTCATCTCTATGAGCTCCTCTTTCCCCCTCATGGCTGAGAATATCCCATATGGCCTCTGTGGGGTCTTTTGTCTTGATATTCGGGAACTTGTCCTTCATCATCTCGAGAATCTTGGATAACTTCTCTATGAATCCAACCAGGATCGTTTCTTTTTGAGATGGCACATGCGTGTCCGTGTCACCGTTGGTGAAACCTTGATCTAAAGAATAAGCGTAAATGTCTCTCTCTAAATGGAGGGTATCTGCTGCCATTTGAGCGTTCTCTTCTTCTATGGAATCAACGAAAGATTTTAAATCTCCCCCTTCCAGCGCCCTCATCAATTTACCCCCATCATAACCATGATGAATATAAGCCGTCTTCAGCCAGCCAGTTTTCTTCCCTATTTCAACCCAGTCGTTCTTTGAAAGCCTGTATATCATACATGAATCCTCCTTTGTGCTGATGAGAATTATCTATTCTTACCTCCAAGCTAAGGTATCCCCTTTTTTCAAAATTACGACTCCAGCCCCACCCATACCACCCACGTCCCGACAGGTTGCCAAATATCTTACCCCCCAGTTCACAAAAGGTATCCCCGTCCCAGGGAAAATGAAGATGAGGGCGCTTGGGCCTAAGGTATCCCCGGTGGGGGGAATCAAACTGCCATAAGACCCCCCCGGGGTGGGGGTATGCACCCATGACATGTTGCGAAGAAAGAGACGGTGCAACACCGGCCGGTGTTCACACCGGCGCGCATGTGGATGCGTGCAGCACGCTGCACCCATGACATGTTGCGAAGAACGAGAAGGTGCTTGGAGTGCAACACCGGCCGGTGTTCACACCGGCGCGCATGTGGATGCGTGCAGCGCGCCGGAGGCGGGTCAAGTTGGCCCGTCCGCTCGAGCAGATGGTCAGCAGAGCATTATGCTGACTCGTGCAGCTTGAGTTTCTGTACCCGGGTTATGCACCGGCGCGCATGTGGTGTGGTGTGGCGCGCCGGTCGACCGATACGTAGGAGTTCCTGATCATCAATGATTGTGGTTGGGTGACTCCAACAGACGGATCCCCCGTCGCCCCACGCTACCCACAGATGTCGCCCCACGCTACCCACAGATGTCGCCCCACGCTACCCACAGATGTCGCCCCACGC